AACAGGAACTACTGGAACTGGAACAGGAACTACTGGAACTGGAACAGGAACTACTGGAACTGGAACAGGAACTACTGGAACTGGAACAGGAACTACTGGAACTGGAACAGGAACTACTGGAACTGGAACAGGAACTACTGGAACTGGAGCAATAGACGGAAATAACAATACAGATATTGGAAACTTAGGAGATAATGAAACAACATTAGGTGTTATTGCAGTCATAATGGATGAGACTGGAATAGGATATTTACCAACACCAAATGGAGACCAAGGTGGTGGAGGAAGAACATGGGCTGAGGCAGAAGATACTACAATTCAAAATTCGAATGGTGATTGGCAAATTCCCATTCCTCCAGGAAATACTGTCCTTGTCAATGCAGGAGATACTGTAACTACTCCGCCAGGAACAAGTATACCTATAGTTGTAACCATTGGAACAGGAACTACTGGAACAGGAACTACTGGAACTGGAGCAGGAACTACTGGAACTGGAACTGGAACAGGAACTGCTGAAATCGATGAAGTTATTGTTGGAGGAGTGCCATATATTGTGCAGAATTCTGGTACAATTACCACACCATTCGCACCTGGCGTAAAACCATATGAAGACTATCCATCATCTTCTGATGGTTCATATCCAGTTATACTATATCTTGGTGGATTAGAAATATCAGACCCAGGATTTTTATATTCTGAAGGAGATACTGTTGTGATTGAACCCTCCAATGGTGCCATCGCAGAGATTACTTTGGGTCCATTTGGATTAATTAATGGTGTTAAGGTTACATCTCCGGGAGAAGGATTTACAGAAGTTCCAGAAATCTTTATTCAAACAGAGACTGGATATAATGCAAGACTTCTTCCAAGATTCTTTATAGATAGAATATCGCAAGATGAACTTAAGGAACCAACACCAGAAATTCAAGACAAGATTATATCTGTCATTGATTGTGTTGGAAAGATTCCACAAACAAGAAGAGAATTTTTTAGAGTACCTCTATAATGACTAAAGTAAAAAACTATCATACAATAAGATATGGCAATAAAGATGGTGAATTGAAATTTGGCCACATCACACAAAACAATGAAATTGATGCATTTATTGTTAGAAGTGGCGCAGAGTCAAATCATTACATTGAGATGTCATCTACGGGTAGTGCTAGTCGTAAGCACGGAACAACTTGTAGGTCTACAGGAACATTTCAAGTTAAAGCAGGAGATTCTGTAAAAGCACCATCAACTACAGATAAAGAAGCAAAAAAAACAAGTGAAAACTATGCTATTGTTTTTGATGCTGTTGATGGAGATATTCTTTTGAATGCACCATCAGGAAGAGTTAAAATTTGTGCTCAAAACATTGAGTTAATTGCTGCTGATGGTTCTGGACTAGATAATGGCGTAATTAGTCTTTCCGCAAATGAAAAAATTATTTTGAATAGTAAGAGTGAAATTGATATTCAAGGTGGCGTAAGTGTTAAGATGGCATCAAACGATACTTTGAATATTATTGGTAAGTCTATTTTGAATGCTTATGGTGGATTAATTGACTTTGGTGATGGTGCATCGACTGCAATAGCAGCAGGACCAAAAGTTGGTTCTAAACCATGTTTGGGTAACACATATATAAATGAAGTCAGACAAACACTAGAAAATATATTAGGATAAAAATGAAAGTACCCGATTTATTTGTGGGGAGAAGGTTATTTGTTGGATGCGGAGAACCTGTTGGACTTGGTATAGGACCACTGGAAATTAGAGGTTCTGCATATGTTGAGGGTCCAATGATTATTGGAAACCCATTATCATATCCAGTAGCAGAAGCTAATTTGATGGTTGCAAGATGCGTAAATGTAGAAGCACTTACACCCCCTCCACCATCAATCTTTAAAGTATCATCAAGAACTTTACCACCAACTCCATTAGACGTGATGCTTGGTGATCCAACAGGTCAGGTTGGTATTGCTGTTAACTCTACAGTAATCAGTATCTTCAATGCTACAAATGTTTCTATAATATCCCCAAATGTCACTGGAGTGGGAGTTTTAAATTGGGTCGGCACAAAAACTTTAACTGGTGCAGAAGCTCTTACCGGAGCAAAGGCACAAGCAGGAGCTGAAGCAAGATCAGGTGCAAAAGTTATTGATGGTAGCACAGTTATTAATGGAGCACTTGTAGTTAATGGCGCAACACAAATCAATGGATTCTTAAGTTTTACGGGTTCTATTGTTGGAGTAACAAAGGAATTTGATATTAAACATCCATCAAAGAAAGGTTATAGACTTGCTCATGGTTGTTTGGAAGGCCCAGAATTTGGAGTATATTACAGAGGAAAATTAGAAAACTCAAGTACAATCGAACTTCCAGATTACTGGATAAATTTAGTAGATCCAGAATCTATTACAGTAAACTTAACACCTCACGGACACTATCAAGAATTATTTGTAAAGTCTATTGAATGGGGCCGTAAAGTAATCATTCAAAATAACTCTGCAGGTAAAATACATTGCAGTTATACGGTGTATGCAAAGAGAATAGATATTCCAGATTTGGAAATTGAATATGTTGGAACAGAACCAAAGCAAAGAAATTTAGGAGAATAATATGGCACTGTCTGATGATATTGTAAGGGATATGACCCAAAAATTAGAAACTAAAACTAATAATATTGAGTATTTTGAAAATGAAATTATTGTTATTGATGCACAAAAAGAACCATATGATAATGCAATAATAGAAATTGACAAAAATATTCTTGCGGATGTTAACAGCATAAATTCCTCAATGCAATCTGTTCAAAGTGCTTATCAGGCAAGAATAAATTCTGGATGTAAGTCTGATTTATTTTGGAGAATAGAATCTATAGTTGATACTTCCGTTAATCTAGTTGCAGAGGCATTGCCAACTGCAGCATATTCTCAAAGTTTCAGTTACATTGATCCCGATACACTTTTAATAACTACAGCAAATGCTGGTGACGCAATTATTGGTAACGGAAATACTTCACAAAATTTATATGCAATAAGATATAGGGACCAACCATATGTTAGAAAAGACATTGGAGATACTACTGTAGGAACTTTTATTGGTGTTGTAGGGAGTGGTTCAACAGAACTTGCAATTGTATCTGCAATATCTGAAGATTTTGTCGCAGATATTAGCGTTGATAATTTAATTATCACTACAAAAGATGGTGTGTTTTCTCCCACAGCAAACACAATTGTTGGGTTTGGGAGCACAACAATTTTTGCGTCTGAGGAAATATTTAATGAAATTGTAGGTATTGCAACAACATCTCTACAAGTTTCAACTTTGCTTTTAGAAAATCCGACTATTGGATTTTCAAGTTTACCTGAAAGTGATGGTTCTTATGTATCATATACTGTTGTTAGAGATACTGAAACTTTTGAAGCATCTAAGGGAAAACGATTCAGATACAGTATACCCCTAGAAAAAAATCCATTCTCAAAAGAAACTGTAGGAGTTATAGATTCCTCCAATGTTGGTATTGGTGTGGATATAGATGTTGTGAAAAGTGGCAATCCATCAGCAACTCAGGACTGGAAACCAGAGTATGAAGGTACTACTAAGGGTGGAGAAAAGGTAAGATTTCCAAAAGTCGGTGGAGGAAAAATTTACTATAATATAGGATTTAATGTTCAACCAGTAGACTTTGTTTTCAATCCAGTATCTAGAGGAGATACAAGAATAGTCTCTACAACAGATTTTAATTTTACTACGGGAATATATGCAGGAATTATACCACTGTATCAACCAGTAAGCGGTGGATCTGGATGTGGATCTGCAGATAATGCAATTACTAATGCAGAGAATGCAAGAGATACACTAATTTCTGACACCAAATTTGGATCAAGAGAAGACACCGCAAAAGCACTAAGAACTGAGCGAGCAGATTATGCAATTAGAATTTGGACATTGAGACAGTCAATTGGAGGTGAAAATGATAAAATAGATGAGTACGGTTCACTAATAGATTTTGTCAATAATCAGGAGATAATATGAAAAACACACTTTATACAGACACTGATAATCTTGTCATTGCAAGAGGAAAAGTTTTTAATAACAATACTATCAAACTTCCCAAGGAATGGGAGAACACTGTTAATCCAAAAACGATTACAGTATCTCTGACTCCTTGTGGAATGCATCATAGAATCTTTGTCAAAACAGTTGATATTAAAGAAATTAGATTAGGTTCTGAAGGAATGCTCCCCATTGAGTGTTACTATCAGGTTACTGCAGAACTAAATAATCAATAAAAATCACTGAGATATGGCATATCAAGGAATTAGTACTGGAACTGGCATTAATGCCGGAGATGGAGATACTTTGTTTAGTGGTGCTACTAAAATTAATGAAAACTTTCAAGAGATCTATACTTCTTTAGGTGACGGAAGTATTATAAATCTCAATCAAAAAGTTGGTTATAATGCGGTAGTTGAGGTGCCTAGTAATGGTTCTGTCAATCCTCTTGTAAGTGAAGCTAATACTCTTTATATTTTAGAGGGACCCAGTAGTAGAGTAAATTTAAATAATTTATCATCCGCTCCAATTGGAACAAGATTTGGAATTATTAGTAAAGATTCAACCAATAGTATTCTTATACCTAGTGTATCCCTAATTCAAGGTTTGAATGAAGATCTGACTTTAGACAAAGACTATATTTCATTTGATCTTGTCTATACCGGATCAAGTTTTGGTTGGGCAATAAAATAAATACATAAAATGAGATTAGTTAAATCATATATCTCCAACATATCCGATAGTACAAATGGAGCAAGAGGTAAAGTTAGAGTGTATACTTTTAAGTAATTCATAAATATTCAATAAAGATTAGATTCGATGGCATATCAAGGTATAACGACAGCACCGATTGAATCAGCTGATAGTTTACTTCAAGGTGGTGTTAAGATTAATTCAAATTTTACTGAGATTTATGATGGACTTGCAAATGCTTCTGGAGAAATTGCAGAAGAAGTTTCGATTGGTGGTGCTACACCAATAACTTATACCAAAGTCACTCCAGATGTTAGGTTCTCTCCCAATTCTGAGTATGAAACTTTAAGATATTATGCAGCAAATGCAACTATTCCAGAACCTATACAACAACTTCAGAACGGAGATTTTTATGTTCAATACACAAATACAAGTGCAGTAACTCCAAATGCTGAGATTACTCTTCGATTACCTCAAAATCCAGTTTTTGGAAATAAAGTTTCGATTCATAAAGGAACTGCAACACAAAGTATCCGTGTTATTCCAAGTTCACTACCATCAAATAGTCCAGCAAATAATATTCTTGGGTTTTCTCCAGGAGATATAGGTACTCCTTCTGGAATTATATTGGATGTTCCAAATACAACATATACTTTTGTTTATGTCGGAAGACCGTATCAATCCGATTTAAGACGACTTTCCGCTGCAATCGCAGAGAATGTTAGTGAAAATGTGAAAGGATGGGTCTTGGTATAAATAAAATACAAGGAGAAATGAATAATGGCACTTAGAGCTAATCAATTTATAAATGCACCTTATACAATTACAACGACTACAGTAAACAAAACTCTAGATAATTTTGAGTATTGTATTGTTCCAACATCTGGCGGAACCGGAATTACTTTAACATTACCTAGGGGATTTGTTGGAAATAAAGTCAAAATAAGTGTATTTGACAAAACTAATGTTATTATTGATAGAAACGGTGAAAAAATTATGAACCTTGATGATAATCTCACAATAAATTTGCAATATGCTACAATAGAATTTGTATACGTAGATAATACTATCGGATGGAGGATTAGTTAAATGACAAATTTAAGTCAATTTTTTGGTTCTGGAAATGCTCAACTCCCATTACCTGTTAATCCCGATGCTATACCATTAAAATTGCTTATTGTTGGTGGCGGTGGTGCTGGTGGCGCAGCTGCCACCGGTGGTGGTGGCGGTGGTGCCGGAAAAGTACTTTATGTGGATAATTTACTGGTAAATAGGAATATTGCATATCCAATTAGAGTTGGTGGGGGTGGTCGTGGGCAGTTTACTGGAGACCTTAATGGCAAAACTTCTTATTTTTCTAACTTAAAGGCAGAAGGGGGAGGTGGAGGTGGTTATGGCACATTTACCCCTACTCCTGCAACTACACTTGGCAGTGGTGGTGGGAAATCAGGCTTTGGTAATCGGGGAACAGAGGCTTCTTTTAATTCATTTAATTCTTATACTTGTATTTCAGCAGAATCTAATATCACTGTTGCTAGTTTTACAAATGGCCAGGGGGGCCCTGTTGGAGCGAGCTCCTTTGGCGGCGGCGGTGCTGGCAGTGAAGGTTCTTCTTTCAAAGGTGGAGATGGCATTAATATTTCAATATTTTCAGGATTTTTTGGTGGAGGTGGAGGTGGAGGTCAAGATCCGGGATCTGGATTACCGTCCAGTTTCCCACTGGACCTTGGCGGCAGTGGAATCGGTGGAAATGGGGGCAGTCAATTTGCAGCACCAACACCAGGAGTAGACGGTACTGGTAGTGGAGGTGGAGGTTCAGTTGGCAATTTCGGTGTCGTGGAAAGCAATGGTGGAAGTGGCGTTGTAATCGTTGCATATCCAGATACTTTTCCAGCAGCAACAGCACCTGGTGCAACACAAAGTTTTGAAACTGATACTGATGGTATAAGTTATCGCATTTACACTTTTACTGATACTACATCAATTGCATCAATTACATTTAACTAATAAAATATAGAATTTTCTATTGAAATTACTTCTTAGTACTTACTATGATAATCAGTTAATTGAGGAACAAGGATAGATTACAGAAAATAAATACACAAAAGGAGATAAGTTAAATGAGCAATTTTAGTCAATTTTTTGGTGGTAGTAGTATTATAAAAAGGAAATTTGGTCGGTTTGACAATGGACTAATAGAAGTGAGTCAAAGATTACCACTTCCAGATCTTTCTGTTTATCAGTGGGGAGGTGGAAGTAGTGGAAATAATAGGATTGAGATTCAACTCTCAGGAAACCTCGCATATGATACCTCAGGTATTACTGGACAATGCGATTTAAAAAAAACTTTTATAAATGTAGTATACCTAATTCCACCACAGGTAAGAAGAGTTAATACTCCAATAGGCGGTGGTGCAGAATCTTGGACAGAAACATATTACCCTCAAGTTTTTCTTTCCAATACAATATCCTCAACAGAAACTTTCCTTGTGGTTGAAGGTAGACCTGTGCCATCACTTCGCCGAATTGGAGATATTCCTAGAATAGGTATAGAAGTATTCGAGCTCCTTTGATTTTTTATGTTGACACCCAACACCCATCGTGCTATGATAGTCAGGTAATCAACGAACGAGACCAAATGTCTGATGAGTATCTGACTCGATGCGTGGTGGACCCCATCAAGCGCACTGTGTATATCTATTCCAGTGAGGGGTCAGAAAAGGAAGTGGTCTGTGATACCACCGAAGAGTTTATGAATGTGCTAAAATTTGTTCGTGCCACACTGGGAGAAGACACTCTTGCTTATGCAAGTCCACTCTGAGGGAAAATCGACTTTTAATTCCATTTTTGGGCGGAAAAAAATCCCGGTAATTTTTTGGTCTGTAGGGTTTTCATGAATTTAATCAAAATTGACTATCAGTCTCTAATAGAGCGGAGGGTGAAGACAACACCAGAAAATGTCAAAGAAGCAAACGAGGCACTATTTCGTGCTAAAATGACCGTGCCCGCAGCAGCGAAGCACTGCGGTATGACTCAGAAGGAAATGAAAATGACCTTCCAAGAGTATCTCAAGTATCATCCACCAACTTACGAAATGGAATGATACAAGCACTTGACAATCTGAGGTTTATGCCTTATAATTGTTAAGTGCCTAAATTACTTAGAGCATAAATAAAAATAAACACTGCTCTAAGTAATATGATAGGAAGTTGTAAAAATTGTAAAAAGCAATTTAATTATTTCCCATCTCAGGGAAAAGGACTTTATTGTTCCAACAAATGCCAACAAGAGGATTACTATCAACAAAACATAAGCGACTGGTTGTCCAAAAAAATAACCGGACAGGTTAGAGATGGAAGACCAAGCGATTTTGTTAGAAAGTATATGCTTGAGGAATCAGGACACAAATGTTCTGAATGTGGTTGGGGGAAAGCAAATCCAGTAAATGGTGTTGTTTATCTTGAAATAGACCACATAGACGGTTCAAGAGAAAATGGATACAAAGAAAACTTACGAGTTTTGTGTCCCAATTGCCATTCTTTAACTGATACTTACAAAACTTTAAATAAAAAAGTTGGGTTTCACAAAAAAAGAAGACAATTAAATGAAAGTTGACTATTATTTCTTTTAATGCTATAATAGTCATATAATCGGTTCTGTTGCTTATTGGTTAAAGCCTACACCTTATAAGTGTAAGAAGAGAGTTCAATTCTCTCCAGAACCATTGGCGTTTATCGCCAACAAATGCCCGTGTGACCCAGCGGAATGAGGTTCTCGACTTAAAATCGAGCAGTCGGCGGTTCGAATCCGCCCACGGGTATTAGGGTTTATCCCTAAATATTCAAAAGTAGAGAACTACTTATGAAATACCGAATTGATGCCAGATATGTATGGTACAATGAAGGTAAGCAAATAGTGCTTATGTACTTCATAAGTGGTGTTCCCTTTACTTTCGATGACCTCCCCGACGAATCTATATTCGATGAGGAGTTAATTAAAATCGCAGACAAAGAAAGGCGGTATGAAGTTGATGACATGTACAAATGTTCTTCATATTTGATTGAAGAGCAATGCCATCCACTCTTATTCGAATTAGATCTGGAAAATCCAGAAATGTTGCCTGTTGATTAATTTGCTGGAGTTAGCGTAGAGGTCGAACGCACGGCACTTGTAATGCCGCTCCGAAAGGACACCGCAGGTTCAAATCCTGTCTCCAGCTTGAGTTCATTAAACTCCAAATGTCACTATTATCTCAAAAAGACCGTAAGAATGTCATCGAGGCATTAGACTTCTACATGTTTAGCAAGGGGCAAGACTTTGGGGAAGAAAAAAGAGCAGAAATCAATGCACTTCTTAACTGGGTCAAGTTGGAGCATAGCAAAAATGAGAATTAATCTTTGGTATTGTGCTGATATGAGTCTTTGGCGTTGGACCCTTACAGACAATCGTCGTCCAATATGTCGTCAAGAATCAGGACAACAACATGATCTTCGTGTTGCTATGAATGATATTGCTAGCACCGTAGAATATATCTTAGAATCAACACAAACTAGGTAAAAATACTTAGTTTTTTTATAGATAGGGTGTAGTTGCAATAACCACAATGGGTGCCGTAGCAGTCACTCTGTTTTTTACTTGGAGTATTATTTCCATCATAAAAAAACTTGACACAAAAGAATAATTGTATTATAATATAACTTCCTTCCGTGTGAACAGTGGCACTCTGTGCTGAATAGGACACTTCCCTAAATAGGAAGTGTCCATTTTTATGTAAATGAGAAATAAACAGGAATTAGTAGATGCAATAGATGGTGCTCGTAGTATGGCAGAAGTATGCCGAAAATTAGGTTTAAATAAAAGTAGTAAAACATATAATACTCTACGGCGCGAAATGGAGTATTACAGCATAAAACCTCTATTTTCTCCGCGATCCCGTAGCACTGTGCCATATTTGAATGAAGAGATATATTGCGAGAACTCTACATATGACAAAACTACTCTTCGCAATAGAATAATTAAAGAGGAGATTTTATCATATTCTTGCTCTTCTTGCGGTATAACCGAATGGAATAATGCACCAATATCTCTGCAACTAGACCATATCAATGGTATCAATAACGATAATAGAAAAGAAAACTTGAGATTTTTGTGCCCAAACTGTCATAGTCAAACAAAAACTTGGGGAAATAAAAAACGATGAGGGAGGTTTTTTTTATGTGATAAATAACTTATAACGGAAACTATAAGTAGCAATAAAATGGGTCTTTCTAGATTAGACAACTTTTTGCGTTCACTGCGCGGAAACATTATATACGTTGATCCAAATGCACTAGACTCTACAGATTCCATTGAAAATGATGGAACTAGTGCAGCAAGGCCATTTAAAACTCTCCAACGCGCATTAATTGAAGCGGCAAGATTTTCATATTTACCTGGACTTGATAATGATAAATTTGGCAATACAACAATTCTTTTGTATCCCGGCGATTATTTAATTGACAATCGTCCTGGATGGATTCCTCTTACTAGCTCCAACTTTTTAAAAAGAGATGGAACTCAGTCAACAGATTTTAGAGAATTTGATATTCAGACAAATTTTGATATCAACGCAGATAATAATGAATTATATAAATTCAATTCCATTCATGGTGGTGTAATTGTCCCCAGAGGAACTTCCATTGTTGGTTATGATTTAAGAAAAACTAAAATTAGACCAAAATACGTTCCAAATCCTGAAAATGATAATATTAAAAGATCTGCAATCTTTAGATTAACTGGTGCTTGCTACATTTGGCAATTATCAATATTTGATGCAAATCCAAATGGATTATGTTTTAGAGATTATACATCAAACAAAACTGTTCCCAATTTTTCGCATCATAAACTTACATCTTTTGAGTATGCAGATGGTGCAAATAATGTCTCTATTAATGATATTTTTATCACTCAAGATTTTGATAGAACAGATCTTGATATGTATTATGAAAAAATTGGACTTGCATATGGGGTAAATAGTGGAAGAAAGATTGATAATGACTTCCCAAGTTCAGATCTAGACATTCAGACAAAAATTGATGAGTACAGAATTGTTGGATCTCGTGGTCAAGAAATTGGTGTAACAAGAATTATTGCCGGTGATGGACTTGGTGGAGGAATTAGGACTAATATTACAGTTACTCTTGCCGGAACTACTGATGGGTTTGATGTAGATACACCTATTCGAGTTTCTATTGGAGATCCAGTATACAGTGGTCAATTTGTCGTAAAGGAGGTAATTAGCGATACTGAGATATTGTATCAAGTTCCTGTAGCTCCAACAACAAACGAAATTCTATCGCCGGAAGGTTCAGTAAACATTATTGTTGATACAGTAACTTCAGCATCTCCATATATTTTCAATTGTTCTCTTCGTTCCGTATTTGGTCTTTGTGGAATAAATGCTGATGGAAATTCGGTATCTGGATTTAAGAGTGTTGTTGTTGCACAATTTACTGGAATATCACTTCAAAAAGACGAAAATGCATTTGTCAAGTATGATAAAAATACAGGAACTTATATTGACAAGCAATCTGTAACTAATATTTCTATAGATTCTAAAGCAATATACAAACCAGACTACGAATCATATCATATCAAAGCATCCAATAACGCATTTATTCAAGCAGTTTCGATTTTTGCGATTGGATATTCAAATCATTTCATATCTGAAAGTGGTGGCGATATTTCAATTACAAACTCAAACTCAAACTTTGGAGCTAGAGCATTATTATCGAAAGGATTTAGACCAGACAAGTTTCCTAGAGATGACCAAGGTTACTTTGCAGGAATTATTCCACCAAAACAGATTGACAGTAAAGATGTAAGTTTAGAATTTAATTCAATCGATTTTCCAGTAACTAATTTTGTTGGAAATAATTCAAGATTATACTTGGCAGATCAAAATAATGAGAATGTTGCTCCTGAAAGTGTAATAGAAGGATATAGAATTGGAGCAAAGAAAGATGAACAATTAAAAGTAATTCTTTCATCTGGTGGTATATCTACAACATATTCTGCAACTGTCGTTATGGATGGAACATCCGAATCGACATATCAAAAAGAATATGATGTTGCAAAGAGCACTGGAACTGTTAATAACATTTCAAATAATATTATTACCTTAACTTCAACTCACGACTTTATTAATGGAGAAAAAATAAGAGTTGTAAGTGAAACGGGAGAACTTCCTGATGGAATTCAATTTGATACTGTATATTATGCAATCACAAACACAACAGCAGTTGGATTAGGAAACACTCAGATAAAACTTGCATTTACTTTAAATGATGCGGAAAATGGAAATCAAGCATCCTCTGCTGCTACCATAAACAATTCAAGAAATGCAAATCTGAAAGTAGTAAGTAGAGTATCTGATAAAATTTCTGGAGATATTGGACACCCAATTCAATGGGACGATACTCAAAATCATTGGTATATTAAAACGAATGCAAATAGTGAGATATATCAAGTTGGTGGTTCGTATAGTTCAACAAGCCCAAGAACATATATTACAAGAAAACCTGATAATAGAAGTTCTGAAGATACTGTCTATAAGTTTAGATATGTAATTCCTAAGAATTCTTCAGTAAAAGCAAGACCTCCTTTGGATGGATTTGTAATTCAAGAATCAACATCAAAATCAGAAACTTCTGCAGAAATTCAACAGAAGTATTCTCCAGATGGTACTCAAAAAACTTTAAGCAATATATCATCTCTTAGGAATACAAGATTTATTTCTGGTGCATCTTGGGCAGGAAATGTTGCAACAATTAAAACAGAAATTCCTCATAAGTTATCTGTTGGTTCAGAAGTTTCAATATTTAATGTAGTAAGTTCTAATAATACATTAGGAGTTTCAACTTCTGGATTTAATGGATATTATACCGTAAATTCAATTATAAGCAGAAAAGAGTTTACATATACTCTTGCTACAGATCCCGGAACTTTTACTGATACAACTTCAAATAGGACAACATCATTACCCTACTTCAATCGCACAAAACTTTCGGGAACATATGTATCCTATAAAAATGACCCAATTCAAGATTATGTTAAAGATGAACAGGATGGAATTTATCATATTTCTGTTACCAATAGTTCAAATTCTCCCGGAGTAACTACATTCTCTGATGTGAGAGTTTCTCAACCAATTCAATATTTTTATCCACAAATTGATAGAGATAATGTAGAATCAGATCCACAATCATCAAAAACTTTTGCTTCTAGCGAACTAATTGGTTATTCATACTTAAATGATAAACAGAAGAGTCTAACAAAAGAAACTTTAGACAAATTCTTATCCGATAATAACGTTGGGATTGCTTTAACTCAAGTTGTTAGCAATATTGCAGGCATTGCTCATACCTTATATACAAAAACTGATCATGGATTAAATGGAATTACTGGATTATCAATTTCTGCAAATAATGTAGGGTATGGTTTTGATTTAACTCAACAAGATCTTTACAATGCAGATTTAATAGGAGGTTCTGGTGAAGGAGCTACTGCAGTTGTAAGGACTAATGGAACTACAGGTGCATTGATCAATATTGAAATAATGGACCCAGGAAGTGGATATCAAATTGGAGACGTAGTATCTGTTGTTGGTATTGCAACTACTTTAGGATATACGACTCCTACAACTTACACTGTTAATGCGATTAACAATTCTGTTGGGGACACCATTCAGATTGATGGAATTGCTGATTATTATAGTCAATACAATACTCTTTACAGTATTACTGCAATACCAAACAGTAAATCTATTGAAGTAAATTCTGCAGGTGTCATATCTTCCCCAGAAACTTCGGGAATAGAATTGTCTAAATTGAGCAATGCATATTGCGATTTAACTGGAAAGAAACTTTCAGTTTCCTCATTAAATTACAACAACCTAACCGGAATTACAACGATTACATTTACAAATGGCCATGGACTTTTAGTCTATGACAAAATCAAAGTTTCTGGTGCAGATAGTTCACTTTATAATGGTGACTTCATTGTTTCTAGAATTGTTGGTATAAACACAATCAATATTAATGTTGGAGTTTCTACCAATATTCCAGCAACAACTGGAACAATTTCAGCAAATCGTTTCGGTTATTCTTCTAAAGGTGGAAGTAACTCATTTAGAAATGAATCGAGAGTATCTGTAAATTATGGTGGTATTACCGGGTTTACTGCTTCTTCAGCATCGGCTAATTCGGGAACAATTAATATATCAAATGCATCCGACATTGGTCTGAAGATTGGAGATTATTTACAAATAGACGAAGAAGTTGTCAGAATAAACAAAACAATTACTTCAAATACTGTAAGTGTGCTGAGAGGTGTTTTAGGAACAAGAACTTCGGAGCATCCAAACTCAAGCGTCATTAAAAAAATAACAGTATATCCTATAGAATTTAGAAGGTATTCAATTTTAAGAGCATCAGGACATACTTTTGAATATGTTGGATTTGGACCCGGAAACTATTCCACTGCTTTCCCAGACCGCCAAGATAGAGAATTAAGTGAGCAAGAAGAACTTCTAACTCAGGCACTAAAACTTGATGGTGGCATTAACGTCTATACAGGAACCAATAATGATGGTGATTTTTATATTGGAAACAAGAGAGTAAGTTCGGCAACGGGTCAAGAAAATGTATTTGATTCTCCAGTCCCTTCAGTAAGAGGGGAGGAGATTGTATCAGATACAGGAAACACTGCATCTGCAAATATCTATGAGGTTCAATCACTAACTGTAAACGATTCAATCAGAGTTGATGGTGGAAAAAATGAAAATATTATTTCAGAATTTAATGGACCAGTAATTTTCAATAAGAAGATTACTTCAAATTCCGAAAAAGGAATTGAAGCACAAAACATTTTCATTCAAGGAAATGCAACAGTATCAAGAAAATATACTGTCGGAATCATTACACCAACATCATCAGCAACTTCGGGAGATGTTACATACTTCTCCCAACCAAGTGATGGTGGTTATCTTGGATGGGTTTATACAACAAATAGTGAATGGAGAAAATTTGCACCTATACAGAATGCTGCGGGAGAATGGACAGGCGTTTTCAATGGCACAATCAATGGTACAATCGGGACAGTTGCCGGATTAGATTCCATTTGGAGAGAAAAAATTATTGGAACAGGGACTAGTTTAGCATATTATAATAAAGGTGGTGTTGGTATCGGAACTTCAAGTATTCAAAGTAATATTAAATTAAGAGTTGAAGGTAAGACCTTTATTAACGGTCTTTTAAATGTTACGGAAATTATTGAAAATGCCACTATTGTCAACTCATCTTGGCCTGCTTTTGCACCACCGGAGCAGCCATCCGCAGATAGAGTTTCATTGTATCTGGGTGACGATAATGTATACTATTATACTTCTGCAGCCTCAAGTGATTGGGGAGTCAATTTTACAGGAACAACTACTCAAACTTTAGGTGAAATATTAGATGTTGGTAAGTCAATAACCGTTGCATTCTTAGCAACAATTGGAGGAAATGCTGCATATAATAATGAAGTTTTTATTGATGGAACTTCTATAACAAATATTCAATACTATGGTGGAAGTGCATATACTGGTGGAAATCCAGGCAATACCGATGTATATACATACATTATAATAAGGATTGGTGATAGTGGGAATGTAATAAATGATTATAGAGTATTCACTTCACAATCAACTTACGGAAATTCATAGGTAAAGTAAAATGCCAATTCTTGGTGGAATAGGAAATATATCCGAATATGCCTATAGAAGCAATGCAGAATTTCGGCCTTGCCCATATAGTTTTTTGGATTTATTAGAGATAAATCCAAATACTACATATTATTCTACAGGAATTGGTGGAACATTTTTCCAAGTAGTTGAATGTTTAACAACATCAGTTCCAATTAAATTATCAACAACTATTAATAGAAGATGGTATTCTGATACTTTAGCATTATCAAGAACTGAAATTGCAGATACAAATCTTCTAAATTCTCTAACTGGTATTGGATATACTGTAGAGTATTCTACATTTGCCTCAGTTTTTGCTAATGATAATAGATTTAGTGCATCATTTGCTGATGATTTTGGAAGTATTCCATTTTATAGTTTTGCAGATGATTTACCCATCGCAGATAGATTTAGTGCAAATGATTCAAGAATAAAACCAAGTGGAACCTTTGTCATCAAATTGGCAATACCAGAGGAAGATCAATTTGATTCTTTGGACTTTTCTTTAGATGAAACTTTTGATTCTATATTGTCAAAATTTAGTCAAAATAAAAAATCAAAAATTTTAGAAGATATTTCTGCAAATAATAATGTTTATCTAACCGATGGTAGAGTTTTACCTGTACCAGTAACTACTTCACCTGGAGATAGGCCGATTATTTGGGGATATGAATTTAACTCAACTCTTTCAATAGGAGGTTTTTCCTCGGATTGGAACGTAAGTGTTAGATGGCCTGATGTTGAACCAGATGTAACTTTTGCATTTAATCCTGTAAGTAACCATGTAATTTATTACTACAGCGATCCAAACAGAGGTATTGATGAAAATGATGGTGATATTGTATCAAATGAAATTTCAATTAGAGGATTAGAAAATTCATACTTTATTCCTGGAGGATATACAAACAGACTTGGTGCTGATACTTGGGTTGATGGCAATCCAACTCCATTTGAAGATTATGGTGGAATTATTATAGATGGAACTGAATTTAGTTCTGCCTCTATTAGTCCTGATAATCCTTTTAATAATCCAAATGATATTGCATCAAGTACATATGCAATATGGGAAAATGGAAGTTTAATTTCTCTTACAGCAAAAAATGAAGATTTTGTTGAACGAAAACAATCGACAGGACTTCCATCGGTTGGATATGAAAATACTCTAAACATTACTTTAGAAAACTATCCATTTAGTTATAGATGGTTGGGTCCTTCACCTTCAGGATTTACCTCAATTTGGAGTGTAGAAACAGAACCACTAGATTTAACTCCATCATTTTTAGTTTTTGAGGACTTTACAAATACAAGAGTAGCTTTTACACCTATTGCCAATGTTGCATTAGATTCAACATTCTTCACAGGAGATGCTTTAGTTGGAGTCACAACAGAAGCACTCAAAATTACTGGATTGAACGTAGGACTTCAAACAAGTGCAGTATTGACAACAAGTGCACTAAATCAACAATCTGCATACCAAGTGTATAGAAACGGAGAAATACTTAGTAATTATGATGCTGACAAAACGAATATTTTAGTTAGAAATGATGACTTTATTTCATTAAGAACTAAAACTGGCACTCAAAACTTAACTATAAATCTTGCCACTATTAAAGTTGGTAATACCAGTACTGAATGGAGACTCACTACTGTTGCTGCTGCAGCTCCATAATTTATAAATAAATAACAAGGGGATAGTGAACCTTTCGAGTAGAACAAATGGCAACTAATAAGAATTTCATTGTCAGAAACGGACTTGATGTATCAGATAATCTTGTCTATGCAGATGGAAGTACTCGAAAGGTTGGAATAGGGACTTCAACACCAAAAAAAGACCTTCATGTAGAGGGTAATGTTCTAGTTACTGGAGAATTATATTTTCCCTTAAAAGAAGGAGAAACTTCAGTAGGTTCTACTGTTGGTATCGTATCTTCGACAGATTTAACAAGAATTGTTGGAATTGATACAAGCAATATTTTAGTGGGAGATATTGTATCTGGAGACTTTATAACAATTGATACGGAAATATTATCAATTGGTCAAGGTACATTAGAAATTTCCCCAAACCATACAAAAACATCAGGTATTGCAACTACATCATTTACATTTTCAAGATTCAGTTTTTCAGGTAATCCCGGAGATGTTTTAGTATCTGGCGGATTTGGTCAACCGGCAATTTGGGGAGATCCAACTTTAGGCGTTATTCTAGATAATAATTCTTCAAATACACAATTTATTAACTTCACTCCTGGTGTTGCAAGTACATTTATAAACTTTTCAACAAATTTAACATATGTTCCAACATCAAATAGTATTGGATTTGGAACTACGCAACCACAAGCAAATATTGATATTTTAACTTCAGAAAATAGTAATATTTTAATAGGTGATATTCCAAATAAATTATCAAGCACAGATTTTGGAATTCAGTTTACTGGACTTGCAAGTGATGTAAATTCAGGACTTTTCACTGAACACGACGGAGAACTTATAAGTTTAGGAATAAACAGAGAGCAAGTAGGTATTGCAACTACTTCTAGAGTTGGTGGCATAGTTAGAATTGATACAAGAACATCTGGTGCATTTGGAGACTCTAATTCATTTGCTGTAAAGGGAGTATCTATCGGAGATTCTCAATCTGATTCTTATAATGCACTCGTCGTTAATTTAGATACTGGTGATACTTTACTAACTCCAGAAAAAGGTAAAGTCGGTATTGGAACAACAATAGCATATTATGATTTAGAAGTCAGAGGAGAAACTCTTTTAGGTGGTCCTCTTTATGTTACTAATGGAATAGTTGATACAAGATCTGGAATTGTTTCCGGAAGAGAAATATTAAACACAGATCCTATAGTAGTTATTTCAGTACCAGCATATCAAAAATATATTAGTGGAATAAACACTGATGGACTGAATATATTAGATTCTATTTCTGGAATTGACATTGTTCCAGGAACAGTTATAACTTCTATTGGAATTAATAGTGTTAGTATTACTCCCGATCACAACAGAATTGGAATTCCACAAAGTCGTGAATTTACAATACAAAGAAATTTCTATTCAGGAAGAAGTGGAGAAGTTTTAGTTTCCAGAGGTCCAGGTTTATCTCCAAACTGGTCTTCTTCAGAGGACTCTACCGTCGTTAGTATTAATACAACAACCACATATTACCCAACAATTGTACAAGGTCTCGGAAGACAACAAACGGGAATTGCTCAATCAGAATTTGTCTTTATACCAGATCCAGGCAATGTTGGTATTGGTTCAACAATTCCAACTGAAAGATTAGATGTTTTAGGAAATGTTGGAGTTTCGGGAACAATCACAGTAGGATTCCTTACAGCACCAAATATTTCAGTTGCAAACACTGCAACCATTGGATTCCTTACAGCAACTAATGTATCTGTTGCTGAGACTGCTACGGTAGGATTCCTGACAGCACAAAATATTGGTGTTGCAGAATCAATCACTTCCAACACAGTCAGTGCTTTAACTTATCTTGGAAATGGAGCAAATCTTACTGGTATTGTAACACAAATAAATGCTGGAAAGGGTATAAATTTAAGTGCCACTGAACTTCCAGGAAAGGGTCTTATAAATATTGACTCATATTTCCCAATTGGAAAAACTATATTTGTAACTCAGAATGGAAATGATGCCAATAGTGGTTTGACTGAAAGTGATTCCAAGAGAACTATCAAGGCAGCTGCTGCTGTTGCTTTCCCAGGAGATACAATTAAAGTTTATCCAGGAGTTTATGTTGAGAATAACCCAATTGTTCTTGGAACAAGAGTTGCTGTTGAAGGAACAGAACTTAGAAACTGTGTTGTAACTCCAAGATATAAAGACAGAGATATTTTCCATGTAAACAACAGTTGTCATGTAACTGATTTAAGTTTTATTGATACTGAGGATATGGTCCATGGTGCAGCGGTTGTTGCATTCCAACCTCTTCTTGGTGTATCAGCAGATAGATATTTTGACGCCGCAAGATTAATTCGTTTTAATCTCGATTATATTGCAAAAGAGTCAGTAGGATTCTTAACAAGTGGATTTAGTGGTTTTGCTGGAAATCACAGAGAACAAGATGCTGCAAGACTGATTGATTCTAATATTGATTATATTGCAGCAGAAGCAGTTGGATTCTTGACTTCACCAACAGGATTAAACTTTGTTGTCCCTGGACCCGGAACAACGGCGGATTGTGCTGATGATGTTAGAGATATTTTCCGTTCAGTTTCTTATGACTTAAAGGCAAATAGCAACCGTAAGTCAGTTGGGGCAGCGCTTTCATACTTTAATGATTCTGGTGCTCTTGTTCACATTACAGGTCCAGGAGTATCAACAGCAACTATTTCTACCTTAGATTATGCAGCAGGAATTGCAAAATCGGTTATTGATAATGTAGCACCTCCAATTTCATATCAGTCTGGCGTTGGTTCTGTTACTCAAACATTTAATCCTTCGGTCATTGCAGTTCCAGGTGGTTGTGTTGCAGTAGGTACAACAATACAGCAACTGGTCGGAATTGTCACTTCTGCAATTGGAGCAGGAAATACAAGTGGTCTTCCTAGCATTAGATTTGGCGTTACATTAGAGAGTGCAGACTGTGCCGATGACGTTAAGGATATTTGGAAGTGCGTAATTCATGACATTACCAGAGGTGGTAATTCTAGTTGTGTAGGTGCTGGCAAGTCTTATTTTGATGCAGACTTTAATTTGATACCACAAATTCTCAAAAATCCAGGAGAAGTTGATCAAACCATTTCAACTCTTGATTATTCTTTTGAAGTTGCAAGAGCAGTTATTAATAATTCGACATGGGGAGGTCTGTCAGTAGGAGTTGCTTCTGCGGTTACAGGAGCACTTTATGATAATGTAACTGGAATTGTTACAATTACTGCAAATGGTCATGGATTATCAGAAAAAGATGCTGTTAAAGTTTCTGGATTGGAATTTACTTGTCCATCAGGTCCAGGAATTGTAACATATCCTAGTGGTAAATTTGGAAATATATTTAATGTAGAATCTGTTATTGATACAAACACTTTCAGTGTAATTGTAGGGCAATCAACACTTCCACATACTTATAATGGTCCTAGCGGAACAGTTCAGAAATATGTAAACTTCCAAAATGAGTTTACGCAAGTTAAAGATATTGCAATACAACCAGATCCAGACACCGGATTTAATCATGCAGTAAATGGATGTGCCAATGTTGTTTCTGCACTGAAATCTTGTGTTGGAGTTGTTACAACCATTCTTGCTTTGGGAGCAAATTCTGGAATTAGAACAACTTATCCAGGAAATGCTGGAATTGGATATACTACATTAGTTGGTGTTACCACAGCAACCTATGATAATCTAACTGGAGAAACAAGAATAACTGCACCAAATCTAAATGTAAAAGTTGGAGATATTGTAGAAATTAGAAATCTATCATTTGAGTGCGATTCTGGTGGAGGTATAGGAACTCAAAAATTCCCTTCAGGAAAATATGGATATCTTTTTGATGTTACTGGAGTTGGAACAGATCAATCATTTACAGTCAATACTGGAGTTTCTACAATTTCCCATAATTATGTTGGTGGTGGTTTTGTCGTAGATCGTGCAATAGGAATTACTACTGCTTCTTACGATAATGTAACTGGGATTACAACAGTAACTGCTCCAGGAGCAATTGTAAAAGTCGGTCAATTTGTAAAACTTCAAAACTTAGAATTCTCATGCACAAGTGGTGCAGGAACAACAACATTATATCCAACTGGTAATCTTGGATTTGAGTTTAGAGTCAATGAGGTTATTGGATCTGGAACTACATTTGTAGTAAACACTGGTGTTTCTACAATTCCTCACACATATGAAGGTGGTGGAGTTGTGTTCCCACCTTATTCTCCTGGTGTTGGTCCTATCACACAAGGTCCTTATATTAGAAACTGCACAAACTTTATTCCAAAATCAATTGGAATGAAAGTTGATGGATTTGATGCAGAACCAGGAAAACTTGATGACATTGGTGTTACAGGAACCATGAGTGTTGACTCTTACACTCAATATAATCAAGGTGGTATTGGAGTTTCAATTACCAATGGAGCATACTCACAATTAGTTTCTATATTTACGATCTGTGATCAGACTGCAATCTTTACTGCATCAGGTGGTCAATGCGACATTACAAACTCCAACTCTTCCTTTGGAACTTTTGGACTCGTTTCTGATGGTGTTGGAGATGAAACTACAAAATCAATTTATCACTACACGGGAGTTGCAAGAACAGAAGCAGTATTAGAGCAATCAATTGTTGAGGTTTCTGGAGTTGGTAATTTGAGACCTTATGATGGTCAAGCAATTTATTTTGGCGAACTTTTTTATGAAGTAGAAAGTATAGAAATTCTTGATTCTGGTTTTGGGTATACCCAACCCCCCCGAGTTGCAATTGATTTTCCAACTGGACCAAATGGAATTAGAGCAGAAGCATCTTCAAATATAGATCAATTTGGAAGAGTTTCTAGTATTGATATTCTTAGCAGTGGATCTCAATATAGATTAAGTGATCTTCCTCAAATATCAATTGCTTCTCCTGGTGCAGGAACAACTGCAACAGCAAGATTAAAACTGTATCCAATTTATTACACAATTGAAAGTGCTTCTTTACCATCCGAAGGAAATTCTACGATAGTTTTAAATAATAATCTAAATAATACAGTAAGTACTGGAACCACAGTCTATTTTACTAGATTGAGTCTCCAAATCACTTCGTCTCATTCCTTTGAATGGGTTGGTTCTGGAAATAATATTAATACTGCAAAACCTGCTCTTGGTGGCGTTGTTGTTCCAGAAAATGAAGTTGTTAAATTAAATGGTGGTGAAGTTGTATATACTTCAACCGATCAGGCAGGTAATTTCAAAATTGGTGATGGAGTAGTCGTAAATCAATTAACCGGAACTATTTCTGGAAGATCATTTAGTCAAAGTTTGTTAAACACCGTAACCCCACTTATCATCGCATTAGGTAACTAAAATGGCAGCAGTAGCACTTAATAGTTTTAAAACAATCAGAAAAGAACTAACAACAAGTTCTGTTGGAATTTATACTTGTCCTGTTGGAGTTGCTGCAATTGTTATTTTGGCTCAGGTTACTAACCTTACATCAGACACAACTTCTCAAATTACAGCAATTCATTCTCGTCCTGGAGAAATTCCAGCAGACTACAAATTTGCAAATAATTCATTTGTCCCCCCAAATGATAGTATAAATTTAGTTCCAGACGGAAGATTGGCGCTTGAAACAAATGATGTGATTAAAGTCCAGGCAAGCGCCAATAATGAATTAAATATTGTATTAAGCATTCTTGAAACCGCAAAACAATAAGTAAATGGCAAGACTACTATCCGGAAGAGTTAAGAAGACTCCACAATCAGGAATTACTTCTGATCGTTACGAATTTTTGGGTTTAGATCAGGCCGAACCCGATTTAGGAGATCCCATAATTGGACCATCTTCTACTGGAGCAAAACCATTTCCTCCAGGAAGTCAATATGTTCTTATTAATGTTGGGGGACAAACTGGAGAAAGATACTGGATTCCATCAACCTCACTTGTACCACCTGGAACAACTCCCGGATCATTTACAGTTTTTAATAATAGCGTTCAAGTCGGAATTGCAAATAGTTTCAACAAATTTAATTTTGTAGGAACTGGAGTTACTGTAGACTTTGTTGGTCCAAATTTTGAAGATCAAACTGGTGTAGCAACAGTAAGAATTCAAATTACCGACGTTCAAGGAATCGGTGATGCTTATGAAGTTGCATATAATAACCCATCAACTGGAAAGGAAGATGGTGCATCTGGATTTGTATATAGAAATGGAAAAGTAGGTATTGGATCCACTATTCCTACAAAAATTCTGGATGTTTATGGTGAAGTAGGATTTACGACTATACATACACTTGATTTAAACATTGGATCTGGTGCAACAGTATTAAAAACTTATAATGGAAATATTGGAATTGGAACTCAAACCCCCAAATATTCATTCGAATTTTCAAATCCTGTAGGACTGTCTAGTTTAGTATATGATGGAAGAGGAAGACCCGGAAATGATAATGATGTTTTAATTTCAAAGGGAGATGGAAGACCACCAGAGTGGGCTGCACTTGCAAGTGCAGTTCCGGCGGAAAAATCAGATTCCTTAAAAACTACCGAATCTTCCGAAGATAGATCATTCTACATAGGATTTTCATCAAATACAAATTCATATTCTCAATTATTTGTTGATTCAGACTCTCTTATTTACAATCCAGATAAAGTAAAACTTGGAATTGGAACAAATCCACAATATGCTCTTGATGTAAATGGAACAATAAGAGCTGAGGAGATTATTGTTGATGTGATGTCATCATTCCCTGGAATTTTGACTACAACTTCAACTTCAACAGCAGTTTTAGATTCTTTTGACAGTGGTCAGTTTAGAAGTGCAAGATATTCAGTACAAACTACAACAACCGGAAGATTATCAAATTATAGTATTTCCGGATTAACATCAGGTTCCAATTATTCTCCAGGAACTTATCAAAATGTTTCTCTAATTTCTGGATTAACCGGAGAACAAGCAACAGCAAATATAACTGTAAGTCCAAAAGTATCAACTCAAATTTCTTCCACTACACTAACTGGTGGCATTTTTACCACTACTGATAGTATTGCAGGAATACCTACAGCAACTCTTGTGGCATTTGATACTACCCTTAATCCAAATACTTATGAAGAATCTAGAATAACTGAGATACAAGTAGCAAATTCTGGAGCAGGATTCACAAGTATCCCAAATATAATTATTGATTCCCCAATTATATCGGGCAATCCAGTTCTTGGAGTTGGAATTGGATCTACTGCATTAGTTACAGAAGTTTCCATGAAGGTTACTAACGTAATTCTTAATTCCTCAGGGATATCTACAAACACCATTCCAACAGTAACTTTCGATACTCCAGTAGGATCAGGAGTAACCGCAGAAGGAATTGTTGGATTTGGCATATCGACATTCACAATTACTGGCGTAGGATCTGCTTATACTTCCCCACCAACAGTATCTTACAATCAAACTCCAACAGAATCCCCAGTTGTTTCAGTTGGTCTTGGATTATCTGATACAAATATATTAATTACAGGAGGATCAGGTTATGATAATACCGTAACACTTACTGTCAATGGTGTAAATGGAATAGGGAATGATGCACTCATTTCAGTTGGATCTATATCTATAGGTGGAACAATTCTGTCTGTTAATGTGATAAATCCCGGAACTGGATACACAACTCCACCAACAATAGTAGTTAATGGAACTGGAGTTGGTGCTGCTATCACTATTACGGAACTGATTGTTTCTAACATTGACGTAATTTCACCCGGAGCAGGTTTCCAAACATCAAAACCAGGTGTGAGTTTAAGTGGTGGGGGAGGAACTAATGCTACTGCTCAAGTTGATGATATTGTTTTGACTGGAATTAATTTAACAAATCCAGGATATGGATATACATCTGCTGATATTCCAGTAACAGTTTCTATTGATTCTCCTGGATTAGTTCAACCAGTTGGATTTTCAACAGTTGGATTGGGAATTTATTCTGTAAGGGCAACTACTGGATTGGGATATACAGAAGTTCCAGGAATAACCACAGATAGTCCCACAATTTCTCCATTTACAGAAGCAGTATTAACTCCTGTTCTTGGATATGATTCTCAGTATGATATTCTTCCTGGTCCTGGATATGGAGGAACAACATATTATTATATTGATCCTATTGATAACAATACATTTAGAATTACTAAGGACTTTGCAGGAACTGATTATGTAACATTAGGTTATGATGTTTCTGCAAATCCAAATGTTTACATTGATGGGATAGTTACAAATGTAGACATACAGAAACAGGGATCTGGATTCCAAATTGGAGAAGTTCTATCAGTAAACAATAATAATCTTTATTCATCGTTTAGTGAAGTTGTTGGAACAGGATTTAGTTTTACTGTTTCTAATTTGGTGGAGAGTTTCCAAATTTCTGATATATTACTTTTACAATCGGTTGGTTCTGCAACCACCAGCGTTTCTATCGTAGAATATGCTGGAATTTCTGATACCGAAAATCTTGTAGAATATAGTGCTGATTTAAGTGGAATAAATGTAAGATTGAATGTGACACCAAATTATGCAAATAATACATTAGTTTATAATAAATTCCCAACAAGAGTATAATAATTTTATCAATACCAATTTGCAAAAAATAACAATCTAAATACTATTATAGAAGGGTAGAATTAAAAATGGCGAAAAATCGCATAGTATTTTCTGACGACTTTATCTTAAAAGATCAACGAATTGGTATTGGAACAGCAGATCCCAAGGAGTCTTTGGATGTTGCAGGAAATGCTACGATTTCCCAAAATCTTTATATTGGAAACAGTATAGGAATTGGAACAACTTCTCCAAAATCGGATTTTGATGTAAATGGGACTCTGAGGGTATCTGGTGTTTCTACATTTAGTAACGATGTCAATATTTCTAGTTCTTTAAACGGAAATCCAATTGGTAAATTTAATGATGGTGGAAGTGTAGAACTTTATAATGATGGATCTAAGAAATTTGAAACCACAGGGGTTGGTGTATCTATTTTCAATGGAACATCAGATACTGCGACTATTCAAGGTCCTGCAAATTTAATTATTGACCCAATGCCTGTTGGTGTTGGAACTACTAGTGGCGTAGTTAGAATTAAGGGTGACTTATATGTTGATGGAACAGAAACTATAATCAATTCTACCACAATTGAGCTTGCAGACTTTATTGTCGGTATTGCCTCTACGGCGACATCCGATATGCTTGCCGATGGTGCAGGTATCAAAATAGGACCAGATAATACTTTCCTTTACGAATATAATGGAGGAACAAATCCTTCATTAAAATCTAGTGAAAATCTTAACGTAGCATCTGGCAAAGCATATCAAATCGATCAGACAGAAGTCCTTTCTGCAACAACATTAGGATCAGGAGTTACTAATTCTTCTCTTACATCATTAGGAACTCTTATTGAAGACTTAGATATTGAGTCTGGTAAAGTTTATAAGATTAACAATACCGAAGTTTTATCTTCTACAACATTAGGATCAGGAGTTACTAATTCTTCTCTTACATCATTAGGAACTCTTATTGAAGACTTAGATATTGAGTCTGGTAAAGTTTATAAGATTAACAATACAGAAGTCCTTTCTGCAACAACATTAGGTTCTGGTGTAACTGCTTCTTCACTGACGGGTCTTGGAACTCTTTCTCAAAGTTTAGATTTAGAATCTGGTAAAGTTTATAAGATTAACAATACAGAAGTCCTTTCTGCAACAACATTAGGTTCTGGTGTAACTGCTTCTTCACTGACGGGTCTTGGAACTCTCACAACACTCAGCGTTTCTGGTGAAGTTTCTGTTGCAGATAAGATTGTTCATACCGGAGATACTGACACTGCAATCAGATTTCCAAGTGATGACACATTTACCATCGAAACTGGCGGACAAGAAAGACTTCGTGTAACTGGAATTGCAACTCAATCTGTTGGTATTGGAACCACTAATCCGACAGCACTTCTTGATATTGCTGGAAGTATCAGAATTCGTGGGGAATTTTATGATGCATTAAATAAACCAGGACAAGCAAGTCAAGTTTTAGTTTCAACTGGTGCTGGAGCAACCTGGGCAGATACTACCTCTATGTCGGCAGGAGATGCATCATCATTAGATGGTGTAGATTCTACTCAGTTTTTAAGGTCCGACGAAAATGACACAAAAACTGGAATCACAACTTTCCAAGATTTTGTTGATGTTGATGCCAATTTAGATATCCAAAACACTTTAACTGTTGGTCAAGGAGTTACTGTAACAGGTATTTCTACTTTTAATGATAATGTTGATATAAATGCAAATGTAGATATCCAAAACACTTTAACTGTTGGTCAAGGAGTTACTGTAACAGGTATCTCTACATTCAATTCCAATGTTGATATAAATGCAAATGTAGATATACAAGATAGTTTAGTAGTTGGTGGTGGATTAACAGTAACAGGTGTTTCTACCTTTGCATCTAATTTGGATATAAATGCAAATGTAGATATCCAAGAGACTTTAACAGTTGGTCAAGGTGTTACCGTAACTGGTATTTCTACTTTTAATTCTAATGTTGATATAAATGCAAATGTAGATATTAGAGACACTTTAACTGTTGGTGGTGGATTAACAGTAACAGGTGTTTCTACCTTTGCATCTAATTTGGATATTGATGCATCCGTAGATATCCAAAACACTTTAACAGTTGGTCAAGGAGTTACTATAACTGGTATTTCTACGTTCAATTCTAATGTTGATGTAGGTGCAAATTTAGATATTAGAGACACTTTAACTGTTGGTCAAGGTGTTACTGTAACTGGAATATCAACCTTTAACAATAATGTTGACGTTAAAGATACTTTAATTGTTGGAAGTGGATTAACAGTAACTGGAATATCAACCTTTAACAATAATGTTGACGTTAAAGATACTTTAATCGTAGGTCAAGGTGTTACTGTAACTGGAATATCAACCTTTAATGATAATGTCAACATTAATAACACCTTAACAGTTGGTCAAGGTGTAACAGTAACTGGAATATCAACCTTTAACAATAATGTTGACGTTAAAGATACTTTAATCGTAGGTCAAGGTGTTACTGTAACGGGTGTTTCTACGTTTAACAATAATGTTGACGTTAAAGATACTTTAATTGTAGGCCAAGGTGTTACTGTAACGGGTGTTTCTACGTTTAATGATAATGTAGATATCCAAAACACTTTAACTGTTGGTCAAGGTGTTACTGTAACGGGTGTTTCTACGTTTAATGATAATGTAGATATCCAAAACACTTTAACTGTTGGTCAAGGTGTTACTGTAACGGGTGTTTCTACGTTTAATGATAATGTAGATATCCAAAACACTTTAACTGTTGGTCAAGGTGTTACTGTAACTGGAATATCAACCTTTAACAATAATGTTGACGTTAAAGATACTTTAATTGTTGGAAGTGGATTAACAGTAACTGGAATATCAACCTTTAACAATAATGTTGACGTTAAAGATACTTTAATCGTAGGTCAAGGTGTTACTGTAACTGGAATATCAACCTTTAATGATAATGTCAACATTAATAACACCTTAACAGTTGGTCAAGGTGTAACAGTAACTGGAATATCAACCTTTAACAATAATGTTGACGTTAAAGATACTTTAATCGTAGGTCAAGGTGTTACTGTAACTGGAATATCAACCTTTAACAATAATGTTGACGTTAAAGATACTTTAATCGTAGGTCAAGGTGTAACAGTAACTGGAATATCAACCTTTAACAATAATGTATTATTTGCTGATGGTACTGAGTCAAGTCCATCAATTTCATTTAAGTTAGATCAAAATACTGGAATTTTTAGAGCGTCTGATGATGGAATTGCATTTGCGACAAATGGAACAGAAAGGGCTAGAATAATCTCTGATGGAAAAGTTGGTATCGGAACCACAATTCCAACTCAAACACTTGACGTAAATGGAACAGCAACTGTTCGTGATTCACTTTCCATTGGAACAACAACTCCAACAGCAAAACTGACAATTGATGTTGGAACTGGAACTACTGCAATTGATGTTCAGGGATCTGCTGGTCAACTGTTCTCTGTTACCAATAATCTCACATCAGGTTCTATCTTCTCAGTCAATGATGTTTCTGGTATTCCAAGTATTGATGTAAATGCTGATGGAACTATTCAGTTAGCACCTTTTGGAAGCACTGAGAATGTCGGTATTGGAACGACAAATCCACAATCAAAACTAGATGTCATTGGTGATATTAAAATTTCTGGGGTTTCTACATTAGGAACAGTTCAAATTTCATCGGGTATCATCACTGCAACTTCTGGTGTTGTTACTTATTATGGTGACGGTTCAAATCTAACTGGAGTTTCCGCAGAATCTGTAGATTCTTATCAATTTAATACAGGAATTACAAGCAGTTTTTCCGCAGTTTTAACTGGAATTGGTGGTTCAATAATAACCTTCCCTTCTACAGCAGGAAAACAATACATAGTATATTCAATACATGCAGCAAATGTTGCTGCAGGAAATACTGAAGTTAATGTAACTGGTTCCTTTGATTTTAATGGTGGAGAAAGATCTTACTTTGCATACAGCGTACCAATTCCTACAGGTACTGGAATAGATCTTCTGATTCAGCCTCAAATATTAAATCCTTCAGACCAAATTGCAATGAGAGGTTTGGATTATGATAGAAATGGTGCTGATAGTGTAGTTGAGGTACACGTATCATACCAAGAAAAGACAAGCACGGAGTATTTTGGCGTTGGATTTGGTACTGTTGGAATTGGAGTTACTGATCCAATTGGAATTTATACATCTTCAACTTATCCCAGTGTGATACAATCTATAAGACTTACCAATCGTACAGATACTGGCGCATATCCAATAAGTTTAAGTATTGCAAATGGAGTAAGTACTATAAGAATAGTAGACAATCTAATAATACCAAAATATGGTAGTGTTGAAATAATAGATAGCAGCCCTAAGAGGTTAAATCTTAATGATATATTAAATGTTCAGGTAGATCAAACATCAACAATAGATGTACAAGTATCTGGAAAACAAATAGTATAATAAACTCTTCATAAATAAAATGACATAAAATTCATTTATAATGAGACGTAGTATTATTATACTTGATGGTTTTTATTCTGAACCAGATAAGATAAGAAAAATAGCATTAAACTCACCATATCCCGATCCCAGTGATCAGTACACATATCCAGGAAAAAATTCACAAGACAACTACTATCCCCCAGAACTTCACAATAGATTTGAGTCAATTCTCAATCGCAAACTCATTCCAGCACAACCCAACGGATACTTTAGATTGTCGTTGGAGTCAGACTCTTATCGCCAAGATGTTCATGTAGATCCGACATGGGAATTTGGTGCTGTTTGTTATCTCAATCCACCAGAACAATCTATTGATGAAGGTGGGACCTCATTTTGGATGCATAATAAAACTAAAATGGAAAGGTGTCCACAAACAGACAAAGAAGCAAATCATTATGGTTATTTCTCATCAAAAGAAGCATGGAATACAACTGTTTATGGAGAAGGACTAGATAGATCAAAATGGACTAGATACTTATTGTCCCCAATGAATTACAATCGTATTGTAATATTCAGAGCTGACTTATGGCATTCTCATAATTATAATTTTGGCAATTCTCTAGAAAATGGTCGATTAGTTCAATTATTCTTTTTTAATCCCACTGGTTGGTGAACATGAACAAAAAATATTATTTTATGGCGGGTCTTCCAAGATCAGGAAGCACTTTATTAAAGAGTATTCTTAATCAAAATCCAATACTCCATACAGAACCCGTTAGTCCAGTTTTAGAACTAACTCATTATAACAATGAGTATTTTAAGGATAGTGAACAATATCTGGGATACCCAAAACCAAAGTCCGCACATAAAGTCATTTCAAGTATTATTAACAATTATTATGTGGAAGTAGAAAAACCAATAATTATAGATCATTGTCGGGCCTGGAGTAACAACATTGAAATGATAAAAACTTTTATCACTCCCTTTCCCAAAATTATCTGTCCAGTAAGAAATATTACAGAAATATTGACATCTTTCATTGAATTAATAAATCGTAATTCAGATCAGGTATCATTCGTAGACCAATATCTTATTGAACATAATTTACCAATCAACAATGACAATCGTTGCCATTATTTGATGAGTAAAGATGGGATTGTCGAACAAGCATTGTGGGCTCAATCTCAAGCTTTTATAAGGGGTGATGGTAAAAAATATCTACACATGGTAGAATATGAAGATTTGATTAATTTCCCAGAAAAAACATTGGCAGATATCTACAATTTCTTAGAGTTGGATTACTATTCTCACAATTTTAACAATATTGAGAATACTCATAGAGAGATTGATGACCAATGGTATCTCAAGGACATGCATCATGTAAGAAAAAGACTTGAAAAAAAATCAAAATCACCTCAAGATGTTTTATCCCAAGAGATCATAAATACCTACAGCAACTTAGAATACTGGAAAAATTATAATCATAGGTATTATTAATTATGGGTATAATGATAGGATTACCCTGCGGAGGTGGGGTTGTAAGTGAAAAGACAACTGTTGGATTGTTTAATTTAGGAAAAACATTAATTAGAAATGATATAAATCATGGGTTGTTAACCCTTTCCAACTCATCTTTGATTACTCAGGCAAGGTCAAAGATAGCAAATTTTTTTATTAACAATACAGAACATGATTATCTTCTCTTCTTGGATAGTGATATTGGATTCGAATCTGAAGATGTAATTAAACTACTTTCACATCAAGTTCCAATAGTATCTGGTGCTTATCCAATGAAGGTAATCCCGGAAAGATATTGTGTAGAAGTATCTCAACCAGAAAGAAGAGATGGTAATTTACTTAAAATAAATGGAAATGGAATGGGATTTGTTCTCATTCATCGCCAGGTATTCTTAGAAATTGCAAGAAAATATCCAGATCTAAAATATATTCCTTCGGACTATCATTCAGATACTCCACACACATGTGGAGAAATTAGAAACTCATATCATTATTTTGCTGAACATAAGTCCAAAAATGGGTTTATGTCGGAGGACAAAAGTTTTTTTTACAGAGCTTCGCAAGTAGGATATGATATTTGGTTAGACACAAGTATTCATTTAAATCACACAGGTTATCACATTTATCAGGGGTAGTATTATGAAATCTGGAGCAACTGAAACATCTTATTTTTATCTACAAGAGCATTATTCATTTCCGGAGAATGTATTTGTTTCTCATATTCCACAAGAAATAAAAAAATCAAATCAAGAATACAAAATTTTATGGGCACATCATGCTTATGACCAACCATTATTTTTAGATTTTGATCACAATATTGTAAATCACATTGTTTCTCCGTCTCAATGGAATAAGGAACAGTTTATTATACACCACAATGTTCCAGAAGACAAGATCAGTGTAATACCAAATGGTGTTGCAGATATGTTTTCTTATTCAGATAAAAAAACAAAAACAATGATCTATACTTCTGTACCATATAAAGGTTTGGAAGTGTTGGCAAAAGTCATTCCAAGAATTCAAGAACAACATCCTGATGTAAAGTTTAAAATCTTTTCATCAATGTCATTATATGGACCTGGACCAGATAATTTTTTAAGCATTTATGATCATCTAAAAAAAATACCAAATGTTGAATATTCTGAAGCAGTTGATAGGGAAGACCTAGTAAAGCAATATCAAGAATCTGCATTTTTTATCCACCCTTGTATTTGGGAGGAGACATTTGGAGTTTCAATGGGAGAAGCAATGCGTTGCGGTTCTTATCCAATAATTACAAATATTGGAGCACTTTCTGAGGTTGCTGGAGAAAGAAATGCAACAGTTGTTCCCATTGATGGCGAGAACACTTCAAGTGGGTGGAAAATTACTGATAAATTTATCATAGATTTTACAAATGCTTGCTGTAAAGCACTTGATTATTATGATCATCAACCTAAATTTTATAAAGAAGTTTCAAAGATTATATCAGATCATGTTGTAGAAAAGTACAATTGGAAAGATATTGCAGAGCAGTGGAGGAATCTAATTGTTCAAATTACTCAAGTTTACTTTCAACCAGATAGTTTCGATTCTGAAATTTATAAAGAAGTATATTTAAAGAATGAATATAAAATAAAAGAATTTTCAGAAAATGATATTGTTATTGATATTGGTTCCCATCGTGGATATTTTGCCAAGTTATGTTTAGATAAAGGATGTAAAAATATTACATGTTATGAGGCAAATAAGAATAACTACGAATATCTCCTAAAAAATCTCAAGAATTATGAAGGGTGGAAAGCAAATAATATAGCAGTTTGGAAAGAAAACTCAGAAAATGTTATATTTTATAACCATAATTGCTATAACACAGGCGTAAATTCTTTTTACAAACATCCACAATCCATAGACTTTCCAGAAAAAATTGAAGAAGTAAATGTAAAAACAGTTTCTCTTGACTACATACTGAAAGATTTTGAGAAAGTGAGTCTACTCAAAATTGATGCTGAAGGTTCTGAGTATGAAATACTAATGAATTCAAGTCTTATTGAGAAAATTGAGAATATTGTTGGTGAATATCATGAATTATCTTCTTGCCATACAAATTTTGATATTGAAGGAAAAACCATAAAGGATTTAATTCAATTTTTGGAAAGTAAAAATTTCATTATACATAATATAGAAAATACGCCTTATAAAACAGGAATATTTTTTGCAACACGTCAATCAAAAATGAAAGAAAAAACTATGTCTACTGAAAACTCTTCCGCGTTGACTTATAATCCCATAGATTCTAAAAAGGCGGTGAATGATGAAGAATATCTTCGTCAAGCATCTGAAAATGTTCTTAAGTGGGAAGAAAGTGACAAAGAAATGGCACAGGGTCGAACTAACTTCCAAATAGAAAAGTTTATTGGTCTCGACACTCATAATATCTCTGTTTCTTTTGAACACATTCTAAAAGAACGTCGCATAATGGCAACAGGATATATGTTTAAGCTTATTGAAATGAAAGAAAAAGTTCGCGAATTTGAATATAAGTGGAAAAATCATGAGGACAAGTCCCAACCTCTTATGTGGGAAGTTAGTGGACCTGGTGGTGGAGGAAAGAAACTTTGTTGGTATGATTTGGATGAATTAGAACTGACTCATTACTTAAAAGGAAGTGAAATTGAAATTCGCGATAGACTTTATCAAATGGAACATTTAGATAAAATTCTCGAAAAACTTGTTGCACAAAATGGAGGCAATCCTCCAAATAGAGAGCAATTCTTAGAGGAGAATCAAAATTATTGGGATACCCGTCTTGCAGAGCAAGCATTGGATGATTTGATGGCAGCACAAACTGGAATTTCTGGCGCAAATATTCAAGCAATGCGTCGTGCTTCTGCACCATCAATAATCGATCAAAGAAATAATCTCAAAGAAGGTTATCTCCCAATGGATAAACTTATGGATCAAAGAGGACGTATGGAATTCATTGGAGACTTACAAAGTAAGGTGTTGAAAGGTTATGAGAAACTAACCGGAACTGACTTGGGATACGGTGCAGCAATTAAACCAGCGGAAGAAAATAAAAAAATCTTTGGACAAGGATTTAAATAAGAATGAATGAAAGAATAATTGTGGTTGATGACTTCTATGATATTCCATATCACTATCATAGAGGTTTTTTTGAGAACGAATGTGTACTTACTCATGAGACTGTTGGTAAAATATCTCAAATTTTAGGTGGTCCAATTAGTGTCATAGAAGCAACAAACGAAAAAAACACAAATTCTGGGGTTGTGGCACATCTTAAATGTGATTGGATTGCCGTAATTTATATGTCATTACCCCTAGAAGCATTTGGAGAGTTGGGAATTAAATTTTATTCACATAAACAAACTGGTTTGGAGGTATTTCCTTCTCAAGAGGAAATTAAATATCTTCAGATTAAAGAAGATTGTTTAAAAAATATTTTTAGTTCTGATCCAGAATTGTGGAAAGAGTATGGTTGCATTCCTGCAAGATATAATCGCATGGTTATATTTAAAGGCAATATTTGGCATTCATACAATCTAAATAATAATATTAAGTATCAAAAAATATTAATAAATCATGCCTGATACCAGAGGAATATTTTCTTTTCAAGATATATCCGAATTTAAACTTTCCAATCAATGGGTTCCTCTGGATGAAGTTTGGATAGTACCTCCCCCAAGTTCTCCAAACACTGGTTACTTTGGTGGTGGCGGTTTTCCTACAGTATCAACAATGGATAAGGTCACTTATTCAACAGATACTACAGGAGCAGTTCCTGGTGCAGATTTAAGTGTAGCACGTTATGGTCTTGCTGCAACAGGTAATGGTACCAACGGTTACTTTGGTGGTGGTAGTCCTACCGCAGCAACAATGGATAAGGTCACTTATTCCACTGATACCACAGTAGCAGCTCCTAGTGCCAATTTAAGTGCAGCACGTTATGGTCTTGCTGCAACAGGCAATAGTACCAACGGTTACTTTGGTGGGGGACGTTTACAAAAATCAACAATGGATAAGATCACTTATTCTACAGATACCACAGCAGCAGTTCCTGGTGCAGATTTAACGCAAGGAAGATATTTTCTTGCTGCAACAGGCAATAGTACCAACGGTTACTTTGGTGGTGGTGACAATCTTCCCGGCCCCTATGTAGCAACAATGGATAAGGTCACTTATTCTACTGATACCACAGGAGCACTTCCTTCTAGTGGCAATGTAAGTTCAGCACGTCGCGGACTTGGTGCAGCAGGAAACTCAACACACGGATACTTTGCTGGTGGTAATATTCCTGGTACAGTATCAACAATAGATAAGATCACTTATTCCACTGATACTACAGTAGCAGTTCCTAGCGTCTATTTAAGTGATACCGGGGATGGAATAACTGGATCTGGAAACTCAACAGACGGATACTTTGCTGGTGGTAGTCCTAGCAAAGCAACTCTAGATAAGATTAATTACTCGACAGAGACCGTATCAGAACTCACATCATCTCCATTAAGTGCAGCAAAAAGATATCGTGGCGCATCAAGTGCTAGGGCAAATGGACTTCCTGTAATAGAACCTCTAGCAACTAGATTTTCTGATGGTGCTCTTCCGACACCAAACACTGGTTACTTTGGTGGTGGTGCTCCTAACACAGCAACAATGGATAAGGTCACTTATTCTACTGATACCACAGCAGCAGTTCCTAATGCCAATTTAAGTGTAGCACGTGCTTATCCTGCTGCAACAGGTAATAGTACTAATGGTTACTTTGGTGGTGGTACTCCTATCACAGCAACAATGGATAAGGTCACTTATTCAACAGATACCACAGCAGCAGCTCCTAGTGCAGATTTAAGTGTAGCACGCTATGTTCATGCTGCAACAGGCAATAGTACCAATGGTTACTTTGGTGGTGGTAGAATCCCTGATACCACAGCAACAATGGATAAGGTCACTTATTCCACTGATACCACAGCAGCACTTCCTTCTAGTGCAGATTTAAGTGTAGCACGCGGTTTTATTGCTGCAACAGGTAACAGTACCAATGGTTACTTTGGTGGTGGGCAGCCTGGTCCATTCGCAACAATGGATAAGGTCACTTATTCCACTGATACCACAGCAGCAGTTCCTGGTGCAGATTTAAGTGTAGCACGTTATGGTCTTGCTGCAACAGGTAATAGTACCAACGGTTACTTTGGTGGTGGTAATCCTAGTACAGCAATAATGGATAAGGTCACTTATTCCACTGATACAACAGCAGCAGCTCCTAGTGCCAATTTAAGTGTAGCAAGATTTTATGTTGCTGCAACAGGTAATAGTACCAATGGTTACTTTGGTGGTGGTAATTCTGTTCCAGTATCAACAATGGATAAGGTCACTTATTCTACTGATACAACAGCAGCAGTTCCTGGTGCAGATTTAAGTGTAGCACGGCGTGCTCTTGCTGCATCAAGTGCTAGGGAAAATGGACTTCCTGTAATAGAACCTCCAGCACCAACTCCAACATCTTCTACTGTTTCTGCTCAATTACCAAACACTGGTTACTTTGGTGGTGGTGAACTTCTTCCCGGTACTACAGCAATAATGGATAAGGTCACTTATTCAACAGATACCACAGCAGCAGCTCCTAGTGCCAATTTAAGTGCAGCACGTTACACTACTGCTACAGGTAACGGCACCAATGGTTACTTTGGTGGTGGGTTTCCTGGTCCAGTAGCAACAATGGATAAGGTCACTTATTCCACTGATACCACAGCAGCAGTTCCTGGTGCAGATTTAAGTGTAGCAAGATATGGTCATGGCGCAACAGGTAATAGTACTAATGGTTACTTTGGTGGTGGTTCATCTCCCGGTAAAGTATCAACAATGGATAAGGTCACTTATTCCACTGATACCACAGCAGCAGCTCCTAGTGCCAATTTAATTAATGAATTTAATAGAATTTCTGCAACAGGCAACACTACCAATGGTTATTTTGGTGGTGGGGGAGTTCCTATCTTAGTAACAATTGATAAGGTCACTTATTCTAACGATACAACATCAACACTTCCTTCTAGTGCAAATTTAAGTGTAGCACGTTGGGTTACTGCTGCAACAGGTAACAGTACCAATGGTTACTTTGGTGGTGGTACTCCTGGTTCAAAGTCAACAATGGATAAGGTCACTTATTCCACTGATACCACAGCAGCAGTTCCTGGTGCGAATTTAACTTTAGCACGTAATGGTCTTGGGGCAACAGGTAATAGTACCAGCGGTTACTTTGGTGGTGGTAGAACTAGTCCAGTATTATCAACAATGGATAAGGTCACTTATTCTACTGATACCACAGCAGACGTTCCTGGTGCATATTTAACCGTGGAACGTAGGTATGTTACCGCATCAAGTGCTAGGGCAAATGGACTTCCATTAGCAGCACCAGTTTATTTGTAATATCACAAATCACAATTACATAATCTAAATAATAATATTAAGTATCAAAAAATATCAATAAATCATGCCTGATACCAGAGGGATATTTACATTTAAAAAAATATATAATTTAAAAGTTACTGATAATGGTATTCCTCTGGATGAGGTTTGGATATCACCCTCACCATTTTTGACTTCTACTCCAAACACTGGTTATTTTGGTGGTGGTATTACTCCCGCCGTAACTGCAACAATGGATAAGGTCACTTATTCAACAGATACCACAGTAGCAGTTCCTGGTGCAAATTTAACTGGTGGTCGTAGATATATTGCCGCTACAGGAAATAATAATAATGGTTACTTTGGTGGGGGTGGCACTCCTTCTGCGGTATCAATAATGGATAAGGTAAATTATGTGACAGAGACCACATTAAGATCACCTAGTGCAAATTTAACTGCAGTACGTTTTAGTCATGGCGCAACAGGTAATAGTACCAATGGTTACTTTGGTGGTGGTAGACTCCCTTCTACCACAGCAACAATGGATAAGGTCACTTATTCCACTGATACCACAGCAGCAGTTCCTGGTGCAGATTTAAGTTTGGCACGTTTTAATCTTGCTGCAACAGGTAATAGTACTAATGGTTACTTTGGTGGTGGTCTTCCGGGTTCAAGGTCAACAATGGATAAGGTCACTTATTCAACAGATACCACAGCAGCAGTTCCTGGTGCAGATTTAAGTCTAGCACGACATAGTCTTGCTGCAACAGGTAATAGTACTAATGGTTACTTTGGTGCTGGTACTGGTCCATCAGCATCAATAATGGATAAGGTCACTTATTCCACTGATACCACAGGAGCACTTCCTTCTAGTGCAAATTTAAGTTTAGAGCGTTATGGTTATGGCGCAACAGGCAACAGTACCAATGGTTACTTTGGTGGTGGTGGTTTTCCTCTCACAGCAACAATGGATAAGGTCACTTATTCAACAGATACCACAGCAGCAGTTCCTGGTGCAGATTTAAGTGTAGCACGCGGTTTTCTTGCTGCATCAAGTGCTAGGGCAAATGGACTTCCAACAGGAACATTTTCTTCAGAACCTTTAAGTTTGCCTCCAAATAGATTTTCTGATGGAATTTTTTCAACTCCAAACACTGGTTACTTTGGTAGTGGTGATATCTTTGGTCCAAAAACAACAGTGGATAAGATCACTTATTCCAACGATACCACAGGAGCAGTTCCTAATGCATATTTAAGTGTAGGACGTAATGGTCTTACTGCAACAGGTAATGGTGCTGATGGTTACTTTGGTGGTGGTAGTGGTTTTTCATCAATCGAAAAAATCACTTATTCCACTGATACCACAGCAGCACTTCCTTCTAGTGCCAATTTAAGTGGAGCAAAATATGGTGTTGCTGCAACAGGAAACAGTACCAATGGTTACTTTGGTGGTGGCGATTTTCCTGCAGTATCAACAATGGATAAGGTCACTTATTCCACTGATACCACAGCAGCAGTTCCTGGTGCAGATTTAAGTGTAGCACGTTTTGGTGTTGCTGCAACAGGTAATAGTACTAATGGTTACTTTGGTGGTGGTAGGTCTTCTTCCAATGACGTAACAACAATGGATAAGGTCACTTATTCGACAGATACCACAGCAGCAGTTCCTGGTGCAGATTTAAGTGTAGCACGTCGTGTACTTGCTGCAACAGGTAATAGTACCAATGGTTACTTTGGTGGGGGTCTTCCTACCACAGCAACAATGGATAAGGTCACTTATTCCACTGATACCAGAGCAGCAGTTCCTGGTGCAGATTTAAGTGTAGCACGTTCTTATCCTGCTGCAACAGGTAACAGTACCAATGGTTACTTTGGTGGTGGGCAGCCTACCACAGCAGCAACGGATAAGGTCACTTATTCAACAGATACCACAGGAGCACTTCCTTCTAGTGCCAATTTAAGTCTTGGCCGCGCAAATCTTGGCGCATCAAGTGCTAGGGCAAATGGACTTCCTGTAATAGAACCTCCAGCACCAACTCCAACATCTTCTACTTTTTCTGCTCAATCACCAAACACTGGTTACTTTGGTGGTGGTGTTCCTGGTCCAGTAGCAACAATGGATAAGGTCACTTATTCCACTGATACAACAGCAGCAGCTCCTGGTGCCAATTTAAGTGCAGCACGTTATGGCGTCGCAGCAACAGGTAATAGTACCAATGGTTACTTTGGTGGTGGTGCTTCTCCTATCACAGCAACAATGGATAAGGTCACTTATTCAACAGATACCACAGCAGCAGTTCCTAGTGCAGATTTAAGTGTAGCACGCTTTTATCTTGCTGCAACAGGTAATAGTACCAATGGTTACTTTGGTGGTGGTTCTCCTAACACAGCAATAATGGATAAGGTCACTTATTCGACAGATACCACAGGAGCACTTCCTTCTAGTGCCAATTTAAGTGTAGCAAGATTTTATCTTGCTGCAACAGGCAATAGTACCAACGGTTACTTTGGTGGTGGTTCTCCTACCACAGCAATAATGGATAAGGTCACTTATTCCACTGATACCACAGCAGCAGCTCCTAGTGCCAATTTAAGTGTAGCAAGATTTTATCTTGCTGCAACAGGCAATAGTACCAACGGTTACTTTGGTGGTGGTATTCCTGGTCCAGTAGCAACAATGGATAAGGTCACTTATTCCACTGATACAACAGCAGCAGCTCCTGGTGCAGATTTAAGTGTAGCACGTTGGGTTTTTGCTGCAACAGGAAACAGTACTAATGGTTACTTTGGTGGTGGTCTTACTGGCCCATTAGCAACAATGGATAAGGTCACTTATTCCACTGATACCACAGCAGCAGTTCCTGGTGCAGATTTAAGTTTAGCACGTTATGGTCTTGCTGCATCAAGTGCTAGGGCAAATGGTCTTCCAGTAACAAGTTCACCAGCACCAGTTTATTTGTAATATCACAAATCACAATTACATAATCTAAATAGTGATATTAAGATTATAAAAAATATATTTTTAAGTCATGCCCAACATCAGAGGAATATTTTCCCTTAAAGAAGCATTTAAATTTAAATTTTCCAATCAATGGGTTCCTCTGGATGAAGTTTGGATAGTACCTTCCCCAAGTTCTCCAAACACTGGTTACTTTGGTGGTGGTGTTCCTGCCACATCAATAATGGATAAGGTCACTTATTCAACAGATACCACAGCAGCAGTTCCTGGTGCCAATTTAAGTTTAGCACGTTTAGCTCTTGCTGCAACAGGTAATGGTACCAACGGTTACTTTGGTGGTGGTAATCCTGGTCCAAAATCAACAATGGATAAGGTCACTTATTCCACCGATACAACAGCAGCAGTTCCTGGTGCAGATTTAAGTTTAGCACGTTTTGGTGTTGCTGCAACAGGTAATAGTACCAATGGTTACTTTGGTGGTGGTGGTCCTGGTGGGGTATCAACAATGGATAAGGTCACTTATTCCACTGATACCACAGCAGCAGTTCCTAATGCCAATTTAAGTGCAGCACGTAGATATCTTGCTGCTACAGGTAACAGTACCAATGGTTACTTTGGTGGTGGTACTCCTACCACAGCAACAATGGATAAGGTCACTTATTCCACTGATACCACAGCAGCAGTTCCTGGTGCAGATTTAAGTGTAGCACACTATGCTCTTGCTGCAACAGGCAACAGTACCAACGGTTACTTTGGTGGTGGTATTCCTAGCTCACAATTAGTAGATAAGGTCACTTATTCCACTGATACCACAGGAGCACTTCCTTCTAGTGCAAATTTAAGTGTAGCAAGATATTATGTTTCTGCAACAGGTAATAGTACCAATGGTTACTTTGGTGGCGGTTTTCCTACCACAGCAACAATGGATAAGGTCACTTATTCAACAGATACCACAGGAGCACTTCCTTCTAGTGCAGATTTAAGTGTAGCAAGATATGCTCTTGCTGCATCAAGTGCTAGGGCAAATGGTCTTCCTGTAATAGAACCTCCAGCAACTAGATTTTCTGATGGTACTCTTCCTACACCAAACACTGGTTACTTTGGTGGTGGTGCTCCTACCACAGCAACAATGGATAAGGTCACTTATTCAACAGATACCACAGCAGCAGTTCCTGGTGCAGATTTAAGTGTAGCACGGCGTGCTCTTGCTGCAACAGGTAATAGTACCAATGGTTACTTTGGTGGTGGTGATCCTGGTTCAAAGTCAACAATGGATAAGGTCACTTATTCCACTGATACCACAGCAGCAGTTCCTGGTGCAGATTTAAGTTTAGCACGCTATGCTCTTGCTGCAACAGGCAATAGTACCAATGGTTACTTTGGTGGTGGTAATCCTGGTCCAGTAGCAACAATGGATAAGGTCACTTATTCAACAGATACCACAGCAGCAGCTCCTAGTGCCAATTTAAGTTCAGCACGATATCGTCTTGCTGCAACAGGCAATAGTACCAATGGTTACTTTGGTGGTGGTAATCCTGGTCCAGTAGCAACAATGGATAAGGTCACTTATTCAACAGATACCACAGCAGCAGTTCCTGGTGCAGATTTAAGTGTAGTACGATATCGTCATGCTGCAACAGGCAATAGTACCAATGGTTACTTTGGTGGTGGTAGAATCCCTACTGTCACAGCAACAATTGATAAGGTCACTTATTCGACAGATACCACAGCAGCAGCTCCTAGTGCCAATTTAAGTTCAGCACGCTATGCTCTTGCCGCAACAGGCAATAGTACTAATGGTTACTTTGGTGGCGGTTTTCCTCTCACAGCAACAATGGATAAGGTCACTTATTCCACTGATACCACAGCAGCAGTTCCTAATGCCAATTTAAGTTCAGCACGATATCGTCTTGCTGCATCAAGTGCTAGGGCAAATGGACTTCCTGTAATAGAACCTCCAGCACCAACTCCAACATCTTCTACTTTTGACTCTATTTCACCAGCACCAAACACTGGTTACTTTGGTGGTGGTAGTACTGGTCCAGTAGCAACAATGGATAAGGTCACTTATTCCACAGATACCACAGCAGCAGTTCCTGGTGCAAATTTAAGTGTAGCAAGATATGGTCTTGCTGGAACAGGTAATATTACTAATGGTTACTTTGGTGGTGGTAATCCTACCACAGCAACAATGGATAAGGTCACTTATTCAACAGATACCACAGCAGCAGTTCCTGGTGCGGATTTAAGTGTAGCACGCTATTGGCTTGCTGCAACAGGTAATAGTACTAATGGTTACTTTGGTGGTGGTAATCCTGGTTCAAAGTCAACAATGGATAAGGTCACTTATTCCACAGATACAATATCATCACCCACTAATGCCAATTTAACTGTAGCAAGATATGCTCTTGCTGCAACAGGTAATAATACTAATGGTTACTTTGGTGGTGGGCAGCCTTCAAGATCAACAATGGAAAAGGTCACTTATTCCACTGATACCACAGCAGCAGCTCCTGGTGCGAATTTACGTTCAGGACGTTATTTTCTTGCTGCAACAGGTAATAGTACTAATGGTTACTTTGGTGGTGGTAATCCTGGTCCAGTAGCAACAATGGATAAGGTCACTTATTCCACTGATACCGCAGCAGCAGTTCCTGGTGCAGATTTAAGTTTAGCACGGCGTGCTCTTGCTGCAACAGGTAATAATACTAATGGTTACTTTGGTGGTGGTAGAGTCCCTGCTCCCAGAGCAACAATGGATAAGGTCACTTATTCCACTGATACCACAGCAGCAGCTCCTGGTGCAGATTTAAGTATAGGACGATATTATCTTGCTGCATCAAGTGCTAGTCTTCCGTCAACAACAATTTCACCAACACCAGTTTATTTGTAATATCATCAATCTCAATTACATAATCTAAATAATGCAACAACAAAAAAAAATATGATTGAAAATCCTTTATCTTATGTTCTTATTAGACCAAATGCGATTAACAAAGAAGGACTACAAGAACTTATACAACACATAGAATCTTCAGCATCAGAAGATCTTTCTATTTTTGATCCACATGAAACAAATAGAACAGGAAAAATATCTTGGTCCGTAAATAAAAATACCAGAGATACTCAAATTGTTCCAATAGGAAATTTGTATCTAAAAATTGAAGACCTACTGAAAAAGTGCGTAAGTCAAATTATAAATCCATTCTATGATATTGAGATTGATTCTAGTGAATTTCCTCAAATACTTTCATATGGTATTGGTGGACATTATAAACCTCATGTGGATGGTGAAAGTATTTGGGTATCCCCCACAGGAGAAAAAATATGGAAAAAAAGTACAGATAGAGATATATCTACCGTATTTTTCCTAAATGACAATTTTGAAGGTGGAGATTTTGTGTTTCCGGAATTAAAAATTAGAATAAGACCCGAACCGGGAATGATGGTATGTTTCCCATCAAATCATTTTTACGTTCATGGAGTAGAACCAGTTACGAGAGGAAAAAGATATTCTATAGTAACTTGGTCTACGATAAAGGGTTTTGTTTCTATGGATGATATAAACAAGGAATTGTCGCATAAATATGGAATCAATGTAATATAAATATTTAAAAAATACTGGAAAAAAATGCAATACATTAAGCACTACTGGGTAGAATGCGATTCTAGAAACTACCTTTGCGAAACAAATAGCGCAAAAGCAAAAACACATCCCGTATTAGAATATCCAGGTCTAGATGTAAAAATTTGGGCACAGGACTCTAGTGGAATTGATATTTGTTTATCCGAAGTTCCTGATAATGTAACTATTACAGATATCATTGATGGAAATAGTGGAAAAAAAGCAGTTCAAAAAATTACATTTGACCAATTTTCTAGTATAAAGACTTATTTTGATCAGCATGATTCTCTTATCGAAGAATCTTTCCAAGCAGAATTTTCTGGAGATGAATCTACTGCAGAAGCAAAAAGAATTGAAGCAGAAGCAAAAAGAAATGAAGGAATTTCAGAAATTCATAACATTCTTTAAATTTTTATAGAATATATTGTAAACAAAGATTCTTACTAAATTGAGAATAATACAATCTTCCAGAAGAATTCGTAAACATCTTTGCTGCCTGATAAATCCGTAACAACATTCTACATCAAAATCAATGGCTTGACAAGCATCTAATTTCTCTGTAGAATACCTTTGTTAGGGTTCAGGTTAATTATAGCTAAGATTATATGAAGATTATAGAGAGACACAGATATAAAGATAAGGAGATATTTCAGACTCGAAGATTGACTTTTGAACCCTTTGAATATACCGAAAAGAATATGTGTTTGGTGATAGGTTTGATTCGCAAGAATCTATCACCAGATTTACTTAAAGGTAGAAAGTCTTTAATGTATCCTGATGATATAAAGTTTAATCGTTGTTATGGTCACTGCTATCATTCAAGTCAAGCATTAGTTTATCTGATGAATACTGATTTACTATACCCAATGAGTGCTGAAGATTATAGAGGAGAAAAGCACTGGTGGGTACAGAATGGAGATAAAATTTATGACTGTACTGCGGAGCAGTACTTTTCCGTAGGAAAATTACCACCACATGAACAAGGAAAGAAGAGTCGTTGGTATGGATGGAAAGAACGTCCTCAACAAATATCCTTGGAGTTAATGAAGAGAGTATTAGGTGAGCGTTTGTTAACAGATGAAATCATACATGCTTGACAAATCTCACTGAGCCCCTTAAAATGTTCTAGTGATGTGAGGGAGATGCCTCTGGCAGTTTCCTCTCTTACATCCTTTACAAAATGCTATTGGAGCAAATTATTATGTCTACTGCTGGAGTTGGATTCGGTAAGGTTACTTGCGCAGACCTTGATCCTAAGCAATATGAGGGTCGTTGGTCTAAAGAACAACTAAATGCCAAGCAAAAATATGGAAAGTTTGTAAAATTTGCCAAGATTGATATTTCTGGTTACAAACTTTATGATGATGAATTGAATAACGTTGCAGTTCGCAGTGAGCAGAATAAGGATGATGCTACTGATGATATTGCATATAGTTATGAAGAGCACGGTTGGGATTATAATCCATTCCCACCAATCGTCTCTACTAAAGGAAAAATTAAAGATGGTCGTACCCGTATTCGTGCAGCACTTGTTGCGGGTTGGAAATATATTCTTGTTGCTATCTTCTCATATGATGAAGAAGTCAACGAAGAAGCATCTGATATTGTTAATGGTCTGATTGCCAACAATCACTTGGTTGCTCGTCGTGCAAATATGAACGACTTTGTGACTGCTGGTTGTGCAATGGTTAGCAAAGGACTTCTTAACTGCGATCAGGCATCTATTGATACCTGGCTTTATACTGAAGTTGGAATTGAAAGTTTCTATAGTAATATTGCGGGTACAATTACAAAGATTTCTAATCGTATTCTTAAAGAGTCTACACCAGATGGTGACCCAATTATTATTGATAAGACTCGTTCTGAGTGGATTGAGTACCTTGAAGATTGTAAAGAAGTCAAATCTCTGGGAATTTCTCTTCCAGACACCCCCAATCCTTTGAATGAGAATCAGTTGGTTCTTTATTCTACTGGTAAGACTAATGCTCGGCGCTGCTGGGTTGACCAAATTCTTGCAAATACTACTCAGGGTCATCACACTCATATTGTTCTTTACTGTACTGAAAAAACTGCTGACAAGTTGCGTGAAGAAGTAAAGAACTTTACCAATGATCTTGAGATGTTCTATGCTCAAACTATTAAATTGATCAATAGTCAGTTGGCAGGAATTCAAATTGCTCTCCCTTCCGAGCGTCCTTTCACTATCATTGGCGCAATTCCCCAGTTTGCTGATGATGAGAAGCACAAAGAACTTCGCTCTATGAATCGTTTGATTCCTCTGGATAAATTGTGAAGAAATGAGACTTTCGGGTCTCTTTTTTTATCTGAGCCACTTAAACTGTTCTAGTATTAGATTCCACCACCCAAATGAAAACTGATCTAATTTGCGTCAAACCGAAGTCATCAAAGGCAAAAAATCGTTTTGCTAACATGATGAATAGCCTTCATACATGTAGAGTGGAGAATCGTAAAGATGGGAAGATGTTTCTTGCATCTATCAGTGGCAAATACTGGTTCTGGATGAGTGAGGGATCTGATGACCATTGGGAGGTTGTTAAATAGATGTAATCCTGGAGGATTGCCATGTTAGAGTTAATGCTGTCTCTAGAACTTTCTTGCTCCGATTTCAATAGAATTGCAAACAGAATGTTTGATAACAATTCTATCACCCAATCAGAAAAGCAAGAGATTCTACAAACTCTCAAGGAATACTCAGATTGTCCCATTGAACTAGAATCCAAATGAAAGACCAGAACAGTATTCCTGACGGTGAATCTAAAGAAGATAAGATGTTGAGGGGACTTGACATCTTTATCGAATCTGTTCACAAACCAGATTCATCACTTCGCCAATGTGCACACAATCAAAAGTGTTACAATGAACTGATGGAAGTTCGAGAAGAAGTTCTTAAGTATCTTCACACAATGAGGTGTAGATATGGCGGACACTGATCCTACAGCACCTTGGTATGAATTCATCTCTTATTTGAGATGTTGTGAGAGTTTAGGTATTAGACCATCAATGCAAAGATTCCTTTATTACCAACAAAACTATGGACACTTGTGATGACTGAAAGAACACATAAATGGAGAGAAATCTTCGGTGAAATTACAGCAGACAATGGATACTATGAGTTTGGAAAAGTCAACTTTTACAATCTCACTTCACTAATCGAAGATCTTTATGTTAGAATTGAAGAACTTGAGGAGAAACTCAATGACAAAGGAAATTGATTCAAAAACAGTTGACTTGCTTCATCAAAACATGAAGTGTCGTCTTTTTGATATAGTTGGAGAGTATCTTGATGATGATAACTATTCGAGTGTGACATTCTTCACAGATCTAATGGATGCTTTGAAAGACTGGAAGGAGTATCATCACAAGAAATTAGAAAAGGTAAATCTGGCAATGTCATTGATTACTGGAGATACTCCAAGTCCAGTTGGTGATTTTAGTCTTTCTGATAGAAGTATTATTCAGTTTAATACAAATTATACAGAAGAAGAACTGAATGCAATGTGCGATAAAGCAGCATCAGATCAGGAAAAAGAAAAGTGTCGTGATTATAATCTGCGTGAAGCAGAATACTACAATCAACGTGCTAAAATTGATATTGCATCTACCAAGAAAGATTGGGATGATTTTTGGGAGCATAAATGAAAGAGGTTAATTTGTTTCCTTATGAAACCTTTGGGTTCCGATTGGAGCACAAAGATGATGGTAAAGTCTGTTGGTTTTCATGTCAGGAACATCTTGACAAATACATAGACAGACACAAACTTAAACCAAAAGAAATTAAACTTGATTATAAAAATGGAAAACCCAATCGCACACGTAAAACTCACAAGAGAAACCTGGAGCAAAAGTCTCAACCGAAAAGTAACAGAAGTTCAAGTCCAGTTCGCAAAAGAGGAACCCGCATGGATTCCACTCGAAACACTAGCAGCAATGACAAGACTTCTGGAAGAAAGAGAAAGGGCATGGGTAAAAAATGACCGATGAAATGAAACTTCACCTTGCTCTTGTTCAGGTGAATAATCTTTGCAATTTATTTGAAGGAAATGAGTACGAACAATTTCTTCACAATAAACTTGTAAGTATCGAAGTCGAAGTTAAACGTCAACTCTCAAACTATCAAAATGCCCGAAGAAAAACAATTTTATGATGATGGTGCTTTCTATGTGGAGCAATCACGTTGGAAAATGTGGAACTCTTATGACAAAGATGGTAAATGTATTCTTACATCACTTACTGAGAAAAACTGCGTGAGCGCCACAAGATTTTTTTTAAAAATGCGACAAGACGGTTGGGGAGATTCAGTCACTCATGAAGGAACTGTTGGTGGTAAGTTGTAAGAATCATAAACTAAATATGATTAGGATAGTAGTTACGAGAGATGTCAACTTTAGCAGTTAATATTGTAATTGAGCAGGGAGAGGATTTTGATTCTACTTTTAAGATTCTGAATCCCGATAATAGTATCCCAAGTCTTGCATCTTATACTGTTGAATCGAATCTGAAAAAGCATCCTGGTGCTACTACTTCTTACAATTTAAATCCAACAATAGATACCACACTTGGTATTACAACAGTATCTCTGGGATCTTCTGTCACAAAAAACTTAGATCCTGGTAGATACTATTATGATATATTTTTAATTTCCCCAGCAGGAAAAAGAACCAAAAGATTTGAGGGAAATGCAATAGTAAATGGATCTGCGACTCTTCCTTCATAATAAATATTTAAAATCAAAATGATGGAAAAAAGATCTGACGCAGAATTTATGTCTAAAAAAATAAAATCTCCAAAAGAATTATTTGAAGAAAAAAGATTAGATCTTTTGGATGAATTAGAATGCCAAAAAATAATTGAAGATAATAATGCAAATAATAAAAAATTATTAAGTCCAAAACTTTTATTCAATGATATAAAAATTGCGAAAGAAGTAGAAGTAGTTTTAGAAGACGACTATATTAAAGAAGAACCTGAGAAGAAAAATATAGAAGAATTGGTCTATAATATATCAAGTAACATAGATCAAATAAGAGAAAATATTGTAAGTACTGCAAAATACGATAGTAAAATTGATGAATTAAAATCTTATATTGATAGAATTAAAGAAGATAAATTTGATGCAACTTACATCTACAAAAATCTTTTTATCTTAAGAGAAGAGATTGACGGTATCAGGTCTGAAATTCCAAAGATACCTGAACCAATCCTTTATGATGAGGATTTAGATCAACTTAGAAATGTAATTGTAGAAGTTAAGAATTCAATTCCAGTAGTTCCTGAAATCAAATATTATGATAGAGAGCTTGAAGAACTTCTGACTACAATTGATTCTATTAAGAATCAGATTGAGAGTCTTCCTGAAGTAAAGTGTTATGATGAGCAGATTAGTAAGATTGAGCAAAGACTTGCGGAAGTTAATGCTTCAATTCCTGTAGTTCCTGAGATTAAGTATTATGATGAAAATATAATTCATCTCCATGAGAAGATAGATCAAGTAAACTCAAGTATTCCAACAATTCCTGAGTTTCCGGAAGTTAGGTATTATGATGATCAAATTGTTGAGATTGAGAGTAAGATTGGCGAATTAAAGGAATCTATCAATCTTCTTCCCGAACCAAAGTATTATGATGAAGAACTTAATATCATCAGTCAAAAGATTGTTGAGATTAAGAATTCAATTCCGGAACTGCAGGTATTGCCTGAGGTAAAATGCTATGATGAGGAAATAGAATCATTAAAGAGTAACTTTGATAGTCTATCTAAGAAAGTAATTTCTGCAAAGAAAACTGATAAGAAAGAGTTGGAAAAACTCTATGAAAATTATCAGAAAAGTAATGCACTTTTAAATGATAAGATTAAGCATTTGGAAGAAATCTTTGAGCACTTTAATGAGTCTCAAAAAGAATATCTTCAAGAAACTATTACAGAACCTCCACAAACTGACAATAAAGATCCTTTGACCCCATTGGATCAGAATTTTGTTACGTTTAAACAACTTCAAGAACATTACAGAACATTTATCAATAGAATTCAACATCAGTTGTCTACTCTTGGTGGTGGCGGAGAAACACAACTTAAATATCTGGATGATGTTGTTGGTATTGCAACAAATCCATCTGCGTATAATGGTAAGTTTCTGAAATATGATCATCCTTCACGTAAGTTTGTATTTGAAACTGTTGTAGGTGGTGGTGGAGGCGGTGGTGCTGATCTTGATGCTTTTTCTGTAACAGTAGGTTCTCCAGGAACAGCAAATCTTTCTTATGATGATACCACTGGTGTTTTCACTTACACTCCACCCAATTTGGTTGGATATGTCACCGAAACTTATGTAAACAATCTTGTTTCCATATCTACATTCTCTGGAAACTACAATGATCTTACCAACACACCAGTAGGATTAAGTTCTTTCTCAAATGATTTGGGATTTATTACTGCTGCATCTCTTGTTGGTCACGCAACAGAAGGTTACGTTTTACAGCACGTTGCAGTATCTACATTCTCCGGAAACTACAACGATCTTACCAACACACCAGTAGGATTAAGTTCATTTAGTAATGATGTAGGATTTGTAACTTCTAGTATTGTTGTAGGATATGCAACAGAAGGATATGTAAACAACTTAGTTTCCATATCTACATTCTCGGGTGACTATAACGACCTTGTAAACACACCAACTTCATTAAGTTCATTTAGTAATGATGTTGGTTTTGTAACTTCTAGTGTAGTTACAGGATATGCAACAGAAGGATATGTAAACAACTTAGTTTCTATATCCACATTCTCGGGAGACTATGGAGACTTAACGAATACTCCAACGGCATTAAGTTCTTTCTCAAATGACGTAGGATTTGTAACATCTAGTATTGTGGTTGGTTATGCAACAGAAGGATATGTAAACAACTTAGTTTCTATATCCACATTCTCTGGTGACTATACTGATTTGACAAATGCACCAACGGGGTTAAGTGCCTTTGTCGATGATGTTGGATATGCCACCGTTGCTGGTGGTTCTATGAATCTTTCTGACATTCTTGGAATAGGAACAGCAGTAACTCAATTATCGACTCTTACCACATCCACAATAGATTCATTCCCAATATCAACATATAGATCTGCTAGATACCAAGTTCAAATATCACAAGGAAATGATTATCAATGTACGGATTTGTTAGTCATTCACAATGATTCTACTGCAAGTTTGGTTGAGAGTGGATCTGTTGCAACCAATAACTATCTTGCCACATTCTCAACAACAATAAGTGGGTCAAATTTACTTTTACAAGTTGATATGGCAAATGCAACATCAGCAGAAATAAAGGTTGTAAAATATGCAGTTACTGTATAATTTGACTTTTTTCTTATTTTGTTTTATAATTTAATTTTGGAGGAATAGTATGGCAACACGTACATATGTAAGTACCAAAGGTGACACTTGGGAATGGGAAGAAACTCCCGAATCTGTGAAAGCACTTGAGATCTATTGGCACAATGTAGAACTAAACAAAGAGAAAACTGAAAGTTAATGACACTCTCAAAGAATACACTTGACCATTTACTTGATGCAGAATCTGCACTCAGGTCTGCAATCAAATCAGCTGCAACAAATGAAAAACCTTTGGTGATTCAACAAATCTCAAAGGTTCTTTATGATATTGAAAAACTGAAAAAGTTTGAAAACATTTTAGATATGCTTGAAGACAGAAAACCAGGCAGCAGTGGAAACTTTGGACCATTCTTTACTGATTAAGATATTTTAACCAATCCCAAAGAAAACATTAAGAATGCTAAGTTCTGCATTAAATACTGATAGAATGTTAGGGTATTCTGACACAACCATGACAATTACTCCTCCTAGCGGCAAAACAAAATTATCAGAAGAAGAGTGGAATGAATTGGTTGCACTTAAGGATGCAATCAATCAATATCCTCAGGCAGTTTGCCCTTCACGAATGGAAAGGTTTACTGAGTATTTGGTGCGAAGTATGAAAGAAAAAGGTGGTTAATTAAAAATAAATATAAGAAACAAAAAGACAAATGGAAAACATCGACAAACATATTGAAAAGGATCAATCTATCCTTGACAATCCAATGATTTCTGCACAGTCTCGCAGGCATACTGAAGAGGAATTAGAAGCTCTTAAAGAATACAAAAAGAATCATCCAAATGATGACCACGATCCAACTCCATTAGAACTTTATTGTGATGCAAACCCCGATGCACTTGAATGTAGAGTTTATGATGACTGAGCCACTTAAAGTGTCCTAATTGTGTAGAGTTCAATGAGCATTCTTCTTGCTTGCATGATATACCTAGGAATTGTGTCAGTAACGTCACTAATCCTAGGTTTTTATTTTAAGAAAATTAGACCAAATGATGAAAGAAAATTTGAACAAAGAACAACCGACAGATTCCGAAATTGAATTTTGGAAAATGATTGAAGAAGAAGCTTCAAAACTACAAGTCTCTGAACCCTATTATCTTGAAGAATTTTACAATCTCTGATATAATCACTAAGTAATTTTTATTCGATAATGGCACAAAAGTATTTGTATCTTGTTAATTACTGGGTTCCTTTTCCAAGTTCTGAGTATGGAGGATTGATTGCAGTTGTTGCTGAGAATGACAATCAATGTCACGATGTTTTGATTGATTGGCGTGATGAATGTGAGAGTTCTTATGATGATCGGATTCAGGAAAATGTTTATCGAGCAACACGTTTGGAATTAAGTAATGAAGCGAACGAAGAAATCGGAATCGTTGATTCTTTCCTTACCTGAATCATTCAAACACACAGCACCAGAGGGTTACAGTTATGAAGTTGAAGAATTTAAACGCAACATCATTGCTATTTGGATTCGCAATCATTATAAATTTGTTTACAACGATGGTGCTAGTGCGCGAAGTATTTGGGGATTCTTCAACACCAAAACCGAATCCTATCACGCCCCTATTAACTCCTCCAAGTGCGGAGATTCGGTAGAGTTTGGGAATACTTCTCCATACTCAGCTATGAAACCAAAACTAACTCCACTTGAACTTGCATATGTATGAACCAAAAGTAAATGACTATGTTCTGTGGAAACAGAGTGTTGGTGTTGACATTGAAGGATGGATTTACTTCAAATGTAAAGATTATCTCACCATTGAAATCAATGTAAAACCAAAACCTGAAGAAGATCTAGTACATTCAGGATTACATCGAAATGAAAGAACCCTGATTCTCTGTTACAATCAATCATGGAAAGACTTAAAATTTGTTAAGTCTAGGGAATCAGTCTACGATAAGGTAAACTGAGCCACTTAAAGTGTACCAACAGTGTAAGGAACAAACGAAACTATGAATCCTTTCGACGACATTCAAATTGAAGAGCTTGAAAACTTTGATTACATCTCCGATGATGATTTTGCCGAACTCTATGAAGATGCTAGCAATTTCAATCTGAATGATTACATCAACGGAAACTACGATTACTAAAATGCCACTCTCCAATCAAACAGTTTCTAACATTGCTGATGCTCTGAAGAATGATGTTTTGGAACACATCTATGCAAATGAGACCTATGCCTCTATGATGCAACAACTAGTGTGTGAGGCACTTGATGCTACGATGGGTGAAATGGACGATGATCTCTATTTCGACCTTGCAATGGTTCTCTTTGATCGTATCGAACTCAAATGAAAACCTCCTACATCTTTCTTGCATTCATAGGCATTCTGATGTATAATGCCTTTCTTGCAAACCGAGATAGTAAAATGCTTGAGGCATATGATAAAATCTGTGCCGAACAAATTTCTAACCCTAACTGTATCTACGCAAAATGACTCCTGACACTCTGAACTTTAATGGCGATGCTACCACCATCCTTGGTTTTGTTGGTGTTCTTTCAACGCTTCTCATTGTTGTTACTTGCTTCCGTTCATACTGGCGCAGTCCTTACAATGTTCGAGTGAATACCAACAAAGAAGATAACTGAGCCACTTAAACTGTTCTAGTATTACAATCACCAAACAACAATGACCGACACTGTTAATGTTCTGCCTCACATGTTTGAACTTCGTGATGCTTGGAGGAAACAAAATTTCAAGTACACTAAAGAACAACAAGAGCAATATGATATGCTTGTTGTAGCACGACGTGAACGAGTTAAGTATTTTTATGATGAGGGACTTGTTGCAAGTCCGAGGAAAGAAAAGAAAACTGAAGATTGAACCAGTTGAGGGGCTGTCCACAGTCCCTCTCTTTTTTGCTTGTGATGAATTAGGATTTATAAATAATAAGAAATCTCTCTTATTCTGATGAAGACCTTCTCTCAATTTTGTGCCGAAGCATATGATGCTGATGTAATGGGTTCTTCCCAAATTAGAAAAACTGGGGAAGGTGGAAGAGTAGGATCTGACAGGAGACTGTCTGATGCAGAAACTAGAAGAAGAAAGAGAGTTGGTGGTGGTAAAACGGAACCAGCAAAAAGATATAGTGACCGCAAAGATATTGGAACCCAAAGATCAAGTTCTGAAAGACAGCAACAACCAACACAGGAAAGAGGTTCTGCTGAGGTTAAGCAATCATATGCAGATAAAGTAAAGGCAGAAAGAAGAGCTGCAGCAAGAAAAAGAGCAGCGGAAAAGGCATCTGGAGGAACTGCATCAACTTCTTCAAAACCAAAATCACGCGATTTAGATAAAGAAGGAAGTAAACTCCTTTCTAAGAAGAAACCAGCTCCTGAAAGAGAGAAGCAGGTAAAGATGACAAAAGGTGAATATACTAGAGATGAGAAGAGAAGAATTAAGAGAGAAGGTAGAAGAAAACTGAGAGATTTGGTTCTTCAATCAACAGGCAAAAAGAAAGAGAGTGAACTGAAGAACAAGTACACATCATCTGGCGACGAGAGCTGAAACTGAGCCACTTAAAGTGTCCCAGTAGTAGATACGGAACACTTAATGATCATCTCTGAAAAAACTATCATCTCCCAAGGATTTCCCATCACTGTTACCACTGTTGATGGATTGGATCGCATTGAGATTAACAACAAACTGCACGCCTTGAATGTTGAAATGGATAAACTAAAAGCAAAGCAGATTGCTCTGATTGAAATGCGAAATGCAATGGATCGCAAACTGGAAATGGATCAGATGGGCGACGATCTCTTCGATGAACTGTTCGGTGGTTGATAACAACTGAGCCACTTAAACTGTCCTTATAGTATAATCACACACAAAACAATGGCAACCCGCTCCCGCATTGGTATCGAACTCAAAGACGGTTCTATTCTTTCTGCTTATCACCACTATGATGGTTATCCTGAGTGGTTGGGTCGTATTCTCATCACACACTACAACACTAAGGATAAAGTATCCGAACTGATTGACGGTGGTGATATGAGTTCTTGCTGGTCTAATCGCACTTGGGAGGGTAAACTTCCTGTGGGTCAATATGCTCCTGAGTATTATTCTCAACGGGCATCAGATACTCCTCCACGCCTTGATGCTGACCTTGCAGAGTATTTGCTGCCCGATAACAGCGAAGAGTTTGCATATGTCTTCCGCAATGGTGAATGGGTATGTTATGATATGCACCAGTTTGATGATAGAAAACCGCTGCCTGAGGTTGTTGAGATTCCCAGCAGCGCACTTGCTGTTTGAGAGTCATCTGGAAGGCGCTACAATGCCTTCCTTTCATATTTTAGGACTCATCCTACATTTACACATTTAATTGGGTGTGTTAGGATTACTGAGCCACTTAAAGTGTCCCTATAGTATAAGCGATTGATTAAATGATTCCACTTCTTCGCCCACATCAGCAACGCGGTGTTGATGCAATGGTTGCCCATATGAAGGGGCAGTTGATTATGCCTACTGGTGCAGGCAAGACTCTCACAATGATTACTGATGCTAAGGCACAGATTGACAACATTGGTGCCACCACCATTGTTGTTGTTTGCCCTCGTATTTTGCTTGCAGAGCAACTCTGTAGCGAATTTCTTGAGGTTATCGACACCAAGAATGTGCACGTAATGCACGCTCACAGTGGTGAAACTTCTCACTTCAGCAGCACCAACCCCAAGCAAATTCATATGTTTGCTAATGTTGCCCGCACGGCTGGTGATGCTTGCATTATCTTCACGACCTACAATTCTCTTGATCGTTTGCGTCAAGCAGACATCGAAGTGAACACCATTTACTTTGATGAGGCACACAATTCTGTAAAGCGTAACTTCTTTGCTCCTACAGAGTTCTTCTCTGGCGATGCAGAACGTTGCTACTTCTTTACTGCAACCCGCAAGACTTCTGTCACTATCAACAAACCTGGTATGAACGATGTTGAGGTTTATGGTGACATTATTTGTCGCGTTTCTGCACCTGAACTGGTGGAGGGTGGTTACATCATTCCTCCTAAGATTCAGGCAAAGAAGTTTGACATTCACAAGGCAAAACAAATCAATCCTAACATTGATTGTGCCAATGTTTTGGACACGATTGATGACACTGACACCAAGAAGATTCTTGTTTGTGTTAAGACTAGCAAGCAACTGATGAACCTGATGGGATTCACTGATTTTGCTTCTGAATTACAACAACGTGGTTACTCTTATCTCTACATCACTAGCAAGACTGGTGCTGTAATTGACGGCAAGAAAGCTAACCGAGAGGAGTTCTTCAACACTCTCAATGCTTGGGGTAAAGATCCTAGCAAGAAGTTTGTTGTTCTTCACCGTTCTATTCTCTCTGAGGGTATCAACGTGAGCGAATTGGAGACTGTTGTTTTCCTTCGCAATATGGACACCATCGAAATGGTTCAAACCATCGGCCGTGTCCTGCGTTTGGGTAGCGATACCAAGAAGTTTGGTCTTTGTGTTGTACCTGTGTATTCCCAGGTTGGTATCAGCACCGAGCGAGCATTGCAGAACGTTGTTGATACCGTATTTCATAAAGGTGAGATGTTGGATTCTGTTGTGCGGAGGTGATTGAAATGACACAACTATATAAATAAATCAGTTGTGTCATTCTTATGAGTAAGAACACTGGTGCAGATTGGCACCGAAACAAATACCAAAATGATGAAACTTACAGGGAGGAAAAACTTGAAAGGAACAGTGAATGGGCAAAGAAAAATAGAGCTTACAAGACAGAAAAACTCAGAGAACTTCGCAAGAAAAAGAGGCAGCAACTTGTTGAGCATCTGGGTGGAGTCTGTGTAGGGTGTAGAACGACAGAAAACCTTCAGTTTGACCACATCAACCGAGCAGACAAAGCATACACTATTGGAAAAATCATCGACTGGGATATGTCTAGAATTATTCCAGAAGTTGAGAAATGCCAATTACTCTGCAAGGAGTGTCATCGTATCAAAACCAGAGCAAATCACGACAATGCAGAACTCTTGAAAGAATGCACTCTAGAGAGTATAGTGGATGATGGAAAAACCATCACCATCATCTACAGGCGGTGAGTCTCACCCAAGACTCAAGTGGCCATCAGGGGTAAAACCCCGATTTTTTTGCAATTTCACTGCACAGACCCTATGGGGCATCCGCCCCAACAAAAATCACGATTTTTTTGAAAGTATCATGAACCAACCAACTAATTCAAGCATTCTTGACTCAAACCCACCCCAAAATGGATTTATTGTTGATGGTGGAATCTATGCAGCAGTTCCTTACTGTAACCGATTGATGATCATTCACAATGGCAAGCAGCTTAAAGTGTGCACAACGGAGGAATCTGCCCGCAAGTTTATTCAAAAACATCGTAGAGGTAAGAGTGTTGCTAAACTTCCGATTGATTGATGATACTGAGCCACTTAAAGTGTTGTAGTAGTACAAGGAACAAACTTGCAATGACTCTCACAACTATTCAAACTTTTGCTAAATTGAAAGTAACTGATTTCTCTGCATATGCCAAACCTGGCAAGAACAAAGGTTCTCGCGGACAACTGATTGAAACTGCTCTGGGCATTCCTAACAGCTCCAACCTCAAAGATCTTGTGGACGGTGAACTTAAGACGTTCACGGTTGGTGAATCTATTGCTGTGACACAGTTAAAGCACTGCCTTAGCGAAATTATTGAGGATAATGTTCCTTTCGCTGAAAGTAAAGTTGCTGAGAAACTCAATCAGACCATCTACGTTGGTTTCACTCGCACCAACGATTATGTGGGAACTGAACTTCTAAATTCAGAAACTCATTCTGAGCACTATCGGGAACTGAAAGAGGATTACGAATTCATTTGTAACCATATTCGCACGGCATTTGATGAGGAAAGTGAATTGAATACCATCACTGGCCCTAACGGATTGCTTCAGATTCGCACCAAAGCATCTAAAACCAACGGTCACTATGTTCCTCTGAAATTTGCAGGTGTGACTCTTAAGGATAAGGGAATGGCATTTTATCTTTGTGGTCAATTTGGACGCAATCTTTTCTGATAGTTGACAACTAACTGAAAATAGTTTATACTAAATAAGTTCAGTCAAAACAAATCTATACCCGTTTTGACACTCCAAATCTATACACGGAGAAAATCTATGTTGACTCAAACTCTTATCGAGCAAATTGTGCTGCTCGCAAAACAAATACACGAAAATGGAGAATCCTCTAACCATGTAAATCTCCCTTTCTATAATGGATTGGTTGAGAAAAGAGGCACTTCTTACAGCAAAGTTTTAGACCCAGTTTCACTTCAAAGAAATAGCGAAGACAGGGCAGAAGGTGATGTTTATCGAACTTACTTCTTACAGAAAGATGAGAATGGAAGATATGTTCTTTATAATCATGACACAGCAAATCGTGAAAATATGATAGTGGTTTCAACCACTGATTTTGTAGATAATTTTGGCAATACTTTTAAAGCATGGACACCTAAGCAGATGAATGGTAACACTCTTATTGTTACCCTATGCAAACTTCTTAATGGTGAGTTAGATATTCCAAAGGATTATCTTCTCTCAGATTGTGTTCCTGAGGCAGAATCAACACTTCGATATGAAATTGTTCTAATTTCTAGCAACGATGAATATAATCGAATTTATCGTACCATTGATCATACTGCATCTGGTAAATCTAAGAACGATAACTATACCTCTGTTCTGAATGGTTTCGGTTACTTAAATGCAACAACTGGACAATCAAATTTAACTCCATGGTTGCTAAATGACATGGACGGACCTATCAGTTTGATTGACAATAATACTGTTCCTAAAGATGTAGATACAATGACAGATGTCGTGAAACCATATCTACCTGTTTTTGAAAATGTACCTGCAATAACTTCTCAAATTATCAACAACGGGTCAACGTATAGCAAAATCTATCGTGCTCTCTGTGTTGACATGACAGCAGCATATATGAATGGTAAGGCACCATATTTTAATCAGTTTTTGAATCAACTTATTTCTGAGATTAAAATCATCAAAGATAGTAATGTTGAAGATTATTGGCAAGACAAATTGTTTGGTAGAAACAAAGTTCGCAATGGTTCTACAATCAACTGGCAAGGAGAAAAGAATTTTTCTTCCTGGATTCGTAATCGTGCCGCAGATGTTTGGAAACTACGATTGACTGCCATTGATTGGATTTTGTGGGAACTCTTTTACATTGAAAGAGATGCTGGTAAAAATGCAGATGTCTGTGACCATAACATCTATGTTAATGGTGGTGCTAACATTTTGGGCTCTAAAAATAGAAATGAGCACATGTATAAGGAACTGAATTTCCTGCGTCTGGTGTTCATTTATGCTATGCAGAATGGACTTAAAAAATCTTTTACACTTGAAGATTTGAATGAATGGTGCGATAATACTAATGAGTTTGAGTATCCAAGAAATTGTTATCTTTCTTCTGCTAGTGATCTTATTAAACTTGGTAGTATCAAGAAAACAGGAACACATACTACACTCCGTGTTATTCTAAAAAATTATTTGTATGCATAAACCCTTTCTAAAGTGGGCAGGAAACAAATATAGAGTCCTTCCCCATCTTACTCCCCATATTGGTAGTCCAAAGCGTTATTGTGAACCCTTTGGTGGGAGCCTTGCTGTTGCACTGAACACATCAGCAGAGCAGTATATTCTCAATGATGTGAATAAAGATTTGGTGGCAATTTATCAGAATTTGTTAGATCCAAATGAGGATAGTTTTATTCAGTATTGTAAAGAACTGTTCATTCCAGAGAATAATACTAAAGAGTCATATCTTGATTTGAGAGAACACTTCAATCAATCAACAGATTCTAAAGAAAGGGCAAGACTATTCATCTATTTGAATCGCCACTGCTTTAATGGACTGTCAAGATACAATAAAAATGGTGGATTTAATGTTCCTTTTGGTAAATATGAAAAACCAACTTGTCCATCTGAAGAGATGATGAAATTTAGGATGTATTTCCTCACCAAACAATTGGTGCGGTTCACATCACTTTCATTTGAAGATTTATCTCTTTATGAAGATTTGGAAGCAGGTGATGTTGTCTATTTTGACCCACCATATGTTCCTGCATCTGATACATCAAACTTCACAAGCTATGCGACTGATGGGTTTACATCAGACCAGCAGGTTAAACTAGCACAACTTGCAGAATCTCTTGCTGCAAAGGGTATTAAAGTGATTGTATCTAATAATGACGTTTCCATCACCAGAGAACTATACAAAAATGCCACAATCTATCCAATTCAAGTGTCTAGAACTATTGCAGCAAATGGTGGAAGTAGAAAGAAAGCAAATGAATTGATTGCTGTCTACTGAGCCCCTTAAAGTGTTCCAGTAGTGTGAGGAGCACACTGCTCCCACAAAAACTATTAAACTTTTGAAATGATGAACGACAAAATCGCACAAATCAAGACCTTCGTCAATGAGAATGTTACCAACGATGTTCTCAAAAAAGTTGGAATCTCCGCAACTATTCTCTTTGTTGTAATTGTTGCACAACTGATAATTCATGAGGTTGTGATGGTTGTGGATGCAATTCCTGTGTTCAATGGTATAATGCAACTTGTTGGACTTTTCACTTTGATTAATTTTGTTCGCAACAATCTTCTGACTCCCGAACAGCGTCAAGAGTTTGTTGGTAAAGTTCAAAATACTTACAACGACATTGTTGAGTGATATAAATAATGATGCTTATGTGTCGCAACTAAGCAAAGAGAATGGGGGCAGAAATGCCCCTTTTCTTGTATAAATAATACTGCGACACATAAAGCAGAATGAATAAAGTAAGCGTTCAATCGTTGAACGAATGTTTCAACGTATCTGGAAAAGATTTCATCTTGATGGAAGATGATTATGAGCTATTGTCACCACAAGAAATGAATATACCACCTCCAAATAAAGGTAAGATTTGGATAACAAATGGAACAGATAATAAGATGGTCAAATGTGATGAAATCCCAGATGGTTGGTATAGAGGACGGGTGAATGTTCATAGTGAAGAGGGTAAAAAGGCAAACCTAAAACAACTAAAAGAAAATAATCCTAACGCAAAGACTTATAAGATAATTTTTAGAGATGGGACAGAAGAAATTGTAAAGCAGTTATCAACTTGGGCACGCAATAAGGGTCACACATATAGTAATATTAAAGCAATAGTTCATCGGACAAAGTATAAGAAAGAAAAGCAATATGAATGCTACAATTCTTCCACCTATTACATTAAAGAGATTGTTTCTATCTGAGCCCCTTAAAGTGTCCTAGTAGTGTAGCGATGGTAAATTGATGGCACAAAATATCCACCTTGAACACGTAGAAGATTCTATCCTAACGGGTGACCTTTCGGTTCTTGATTGGTTCTCGGACCCTGATTCTATCATCAGCACAAAAATTGATGGGAGTCCTAGCTTGGTTTGGGGAACAAATCCTGCAAATGGGAAATGGTTTGTGGCTACAAAAAGTGCCTTTAACAAAGTAAAAATCAAGATTGCACATTCTCATCGGGAGATTGATAAGTTCTATGAGGGTAGAGTTGCAGATATTCTGCATCTTTGCTTTAAGTATCTTCCTCGCACCAAAACTATTGTCCAAGGTGATTGGATTGGTGTCGGTGGTTCTGATACCTATCGCCCCAACACTTTGACATATGTCTTCCCAGAGTTTATCTCTCAAGATATAATTGTAGCCCCACACACTGTTTATAGTGGTGGGAATGATTTGCGTGAGGTTGATGCTTATCCTTTGGTTCTTGACCTTCCCAGCACCCAAAATTGTCTGTTTATTCAACCCGAGGTTGAGTTAAACCCATACCGTGAAGATTTGGCAGATGTTGCAGCATTTGCCCGTCAAATGTCCACTCTATGTGATTTTGTAAGTGCTCGCAAGGCAACACAAATCAAAAAAGCAATCAATGCCTGCATCCGTGAGGGTCAACCCATTGTTGAGGATGAAATTGCAGAAAAATGTGAATGTGACATCAACCTGCTACGGCTTTGGAAGTTGGTTGCATCTATGAAGGATGATTTGTTCTTGTTCATTAAAGAAACCGATGACATTGCTTGTATGATTGGTAATACGTTTGTTTGCCATGAAGGTTATGTTATCTCTAACAATTATGGGACTTTCAAGGTTGTTGACCGTGAAGAGTTTAGTTATGCAAACTTCAACATGGAAAAGGTTTGGAGTTAAATAAATGGAGTCTATTTTAACCATGAAACTGTTACTAACTGCTGTGCTCTTAGCACTCTCTCCCATCCCTGCAAATGCTATCACCTGGCAACAGTTCTGGGAGCCATTTGTTCATGAGGATAGTGATCATCGCCATGAAAGAAAGCGTGATAATTACAGAGACCACTTCTATCACAGATATTGTATCAAACGTATTCGCAGAGAAGAATATGTTCCTGGCAACAGATGGCGTCCTGGTTATGTCAGAACGTGGTACGAAGAGGTGCCTTGCGGTAGGTAAAAGCTACCATTGCCAGAGTGAATAAAATCTGGTACAATCTTTATGTTCTCTTGAGATTTGAAATCATGAACCAAGAAAGGCATTTTCACACCGAATCTGAGCGTCGTCAACTAGATGGAGTTCTGCACGATGCTGATGCTAACGGATGGACAATTTCTAAGCACAACCGTATGAAGTCGCGTGTAAATAACCTGCCAGATCTTTCTCTTGTGAGTGATGAGGATGCAGTTGCCTGATAGTTACTGAGCCCCTTAAAGTGTCCCAGTAGTGTAAGAAGCATACTCAAACATGAAAGCACAAGACCCCCGCACACTTTTTGCTGATGATGAGTTCACTTTCTTTCGACTCAATCTTCTCAAAGAAGTTGACCGCTTGAGTGTATATCACTCTGATAGGTATCAGAAAGAAAAGGAACTCAAAAAGGCAGACGATTGTCTAACTTATCTGATGAATTATCGTTCACATCAAACTGAGTGGTGATTTATGAAATACACAATCGTTAAGTTTAAGGGTCGGTGGGTGAAAGTTTCCAACAAACTATCACCCCCAACCGAATGGGTTACAATCATCAACAAAGCACATTCAATTCCAAAAGTATGAAAAACTATCGAGTTCGAGTTGAGACCAACGACGGATGTGTGACCGTTTGGTATGAGAAATCGAGTGCAAAACGTGCTTGTGACCTTATCAATAATCGTGTCTACAATCAACTCTGTGGACTAAACATTAAAGAAGTTTCTGTTACTCCTTCTGTCTAAATCATGAACATCTGGACTTACAGTTTGAACCGCGTTGACCTTACTCCTAATGAGGAAACTTGCATTTTAAGGTTTCTTCGTGAAGCAAGAGAATGTGGGTATCCAAGTTCTAATGAAGAGTGGTATCCTATCATTGACAGCATAATGCAGAAGTATTATGATTCTGATGTCAAGGAAGCACAATCATGGCAAACTCTATAATTTAAGCACATGAGAGTTAAAGTTGATTTGTATGTTGCAGGTAAGGTATTCTCAGAGATTGTGGAAGCTGTAAACTATCAGGATGCGCGTGAGACTGCATTAGCACGTAATCCTAAGGCAAAGATTGTAGGATGCACAGCAGTTTTCAAGTAGTGCTCACTGAGCCCCTTAAAGTGTTCCAGTAGTGTAAGACAGAAACCCAAAGGAGAAAAATGCAACTCACTTCCAAAGATGCTAACATGATTGTTGATTTCTATCCCGTAAAGTATGCGGATGGAACTATCTCCAATCGTCATATTCTCAAGATTCTGACTTTCTCTAACTGCAAGCAATCTATTCGCTACATTACCAAGAAAGATTTCCAGTATGAGGTAGATTCCCGTGTTGAGGGTTATGGTTACATTGTGACTGATATGCACACCGAACCGCAACTGTTCAATTCTGCACTTACCTGTGCCTGCTGATTGCACAATTCAACACTTAAATTATAATCAAAAGAAAATGTCTGCTATTCTGAATCAAACCAAATCTGAGTTCCTTGTTGATACTCTGATTGAGCAATTGAATGACCAATGGAAAGTTAATGCCATCGAATCTGGTCATGATACTTATTACCAAGTCGAAGCAGATTTCGGTCGTAAGTACATCAAACTGATGACTTATTTGGTCTCTGGTGGTGAACGTAAACATGGACGCTCTGCATATATGTTTGTGGAGAATAACACTGGTGCATGTTACAAACCTGCCAGTGTAAAAGCACCTGCAAAGGGTATTCGATTCTATGTTGAGCAACTCACTGAGAATCCCACTATTTGTGATCAATACGGTGGGTTTCTTTATCTCCGATGAATAACGAAAAAATGTCACTGATTAAGACTTATCTTCACAACAAAATGACTTTTACTGAAGCACTGATTGCATCTGGTTATGTTCTCGATGAGGATAACTTTGATGATGGTTGTTATGTCAAGACTGATGCAAATGATCTGATTCATTGTTATCAAGAAGGAGAGGATATTGGTGAGTGGAATTATGTCAAAATGACGGAAGATTTTGATGTGATTGTAGAGCAAACGTTCACTCTCTAATGTCTACTGAGCCACTTAAAGTGTACCAGTAGTGTAAGGTTCAAACGAAATTCAAAAATGACAATTCACTTTGCTAATCTCTTCGCTCAGAATACTGATCTCACCTCTGAGTTTGTGACTGATTTCTCCCGTACTTTCAAGTCTAACACCTTTGATAAGTACACTCGAAATGATGGAAAAGTTTATATTAAGCACGGTGTGAATCGTGATACCAAAGTCGATGTATTCTCTGTCGAAGCAATGATCTATGAGTACAAAGGTTGCTGGGTTGGCAATCAAAAGAACTTCGGTAGTTTCGATAACTTTGCTGATGCAATTGATTGTGCTCGCAAAGTACAACTGCCACAAGATAGCACCACTCAGGATGCTGCACTTTCCATGATGAGTAAGGGTTACTGAGCCCCTTAAAGTGTCCTAGTAGTGAGACGTTCAAACGAAAAAGATGATTTACACCTCATTAAAAACGAATCAGGATTATGAGATTGTTCCTGTCAAAGAAAAGCGTCAGAGTTGGGATGATAATGGTCAACCATTCTGGAAAGAATTGACTCAGTATCGTATTCTGAAGGATGGAAAGATGGTTCAATTCACATATGATGTTTCGCAGATTACAGAGACTGTTTCATTCTATGAAAACCCAGGAAAAGATGTTTCATCCCGTTTTGATTGATATGCTGAAATTGGAATTGTCAAATGATGAGTATCGCGCAATACAAAGTGCACTCGAAACCTATGTTGATCTAGAACGCGAAAAGTATTCAAAATGTAGTGATGATAGAATCTTCACTGCAACACAACTTAAGATTTTCACTGACTTTCAAGTTCTCTAATTTCTGATGATGAACAACAATCAAAAAGACAAGATGTTGGCACTCATTCTTGATGATATTCATGCACAAGTGATGAAACTGACAGATGAGAATCGTCTTGATGATGCTGTTGCATTGTATCAAGAATGTTCCGAACATTTTGATGAATCTGTTCCTGATGTTCATGTCCTCACTATCAATGATCTGACCAATGTCTGACTCTAATCTTTACACCGAAATCCTCAAATCTGAAATCATGCCTCTTACTCCTGATCAACTCTCCAATCTCCGTGATAATTATGCCCAGATGATTGTTGATGATATGGATACTAAAACTCTGATGATTATGGCCTATGATGTTATCATGGAGAATCTGAATGACTATGATGAGCAACAATTAAAGGAAGAAATTGTCGATTGCTATGGTGATGAGATTCTAGAAGATTTGATTTCCTAATGCTCACTGAGCCACTTAAAGTGTCCTAGTAGTGTAAGACAGAAACCTCAAACAAAAAAACCAAATGCGTAAGATCGAAAAGCAAATGAATGATGCCATCACTAACAACGAGAATTGGAAAAGTGCCAATACTGTTGTTACCTATGATGAGCAAAATGATCTCTCTATTGTATTCCTTCATGGTAAAAAGATTGCAGAGATTGGTGAGACTTTTCTTCGCTTATTTGATGGTGGTTGGCAATCCAATACCACTAAGTCTCGCCTGAATGCTATTCTTCAAGCACACGGAGAATGTGGTGATCGTGTATTCCAAAAAGCAGGAGAATGGTTTCTTAAGATGAACACTGTTCAAGGACTAACTACCGTTCCTTTCTTCTCTTCGATGCGTCTGGGTTGAGAATGAATAAGACAAGATCTGCAAACTTCTATGCTAACCAAGTGAAGATTTTGATTCTTATTCTAGTCTCTGTGTTGATTGCAAAGTCACCACCAACGAGACAATTTCTCTCTGATGTACTATACACTACCTCGGAGATTATAAGACCTAAGTAACACCCTCAAGGGGTGTTTTTTTTTTTTTTATTTTTTTAATTTAATAAA